GCTGAACCCCCTTAGTCCACAAATGTTTTCCGTCGGCCATCCCAAATGCCAACATAGCTTTTTCCGCCGAAATAGACGCTGTATCGATCATCGGCAATCGCCTCAATGACAAGCCGCTGCTTATCTGGGTTGTACCCCAGCTGGCGGACGGCAACCGCAATTTCCTTTTCTGCTGCAATTGTTGCCCGCAGGCGTTCCACAGTCACTTGACCCTCAAACACCAATGTACTATCTTTCATGCTCATGCCTCCCTTAAAGTAGTTTAATATTTTCATCAGGAACAAAGAATGTTGCATTCTTGTACTTACGAGGATGCCTTGCTTTCGTCACCCGGGCATACTCAATAGCCTGTACCCGTGCAACCTGCGGACAGCAGGCTTTAACAAAATAGGTCAAGCTGATAACAGGTTTACACTCCTTCGGAGGTGTAGCTCCCCGTACCGTCACTTCCACCTGATAGGTTTTATCCATTGGAAACCTCCTTTTCACCGTTCACGGCGGTACATGTCGATCAAGTCCTGCTGCCACGCATTGGCAAGCTGCCGTTCCTCCAATTCCTCCATCCGCTCAGCTTCATACTGCGCAATCTCGATTTCACACTCACAGCCCTCAGAAAGAGGCAGCCCACAATAGGGACAAAAGCGTTTCTCAAACATCACTGCACCTCTTTCAGCCTTTCAATGATGAACAGCGCACTGGCGAATGTCGGGAACATCTGCCCATTCACATATCTGCAAATCTGAACCCTGTCGATGCCGAGAATGCGCCCCAGCTGAGCACAGGAAAATTCCTTATCAGCTCTCACCTGACGCATCCGCTCAACCGCAGCGGCCTTCGTCATCTGCTCCGTTTCCATATCCGAGTCCTGCTTTTCGGCATCACCCCCGACACTGTACTCAATACCGGCCTGTTTCAGGAAGCCCAGGACATACCGCAGACGCTCATTTCGGCAAGTGGCAACGATGGATGCCGCTTTCAGATAATCATCGACGGTAACATCCCTGCCCGCTTCCTTATGCCTGTACTGGCCAGTCTTGCGGATTACGGGGAGCACTTCACTGGTGACCCAACGCTTAAATCTCTTCGCATTGGGAAGCTTACTGGAAAAGATTAGGGAGTACAGGCCACTTTCGTTGATAATGGTCATATCCTGCGTCCCGCCAAGGGTGTCACATTTCGTTACTCCCTTGTCTTCTTTGTCCACATGGTCAACGAGAGCTTTCCGGGGATTGCTATACCCCAGCACCAGAGCCACATCCTTTCCAACCAGCCATGGCTCCCCATCAATCGTCAGGCCGCGAACGCCGCCGAAATCAGGGTTTTGAAATAATTGCAGTTCGTTTTCCATTTGTTTTTCCTCCTAAAAATTTGGTTTATAAATTCTGGCATACGCTGTGTAGCCATTTCTGCTGTACTTAATGTGAACCCCTGCCTTGTCAAGTTCCTGCTCTATCTTCCAGGACACATCATCCAGGCCCAGACGGATTTCTCCACGGTTCAACAGGTGAAGAATACCTCTGGCAACCTGCATATCGGTAGAAGAACCTCTAACCAGTTCCAGATGCCGATTCATTAACCGATAACGAATGAGATTGTCTTTAAGTCCCACCGTAATTTCCTCCGTTGCCCTCGTAACCTCCGGGGCGGGCATGTACTCAGATTTTGTTAATCAGTGTGCGGAAATGAAAGCACTGAATGTTATAGCCACCGGCTCCGATTGTTTGAACCTTTGCGGTTCCCCTCGTACCGACGATGAAACCGTTGAGGTCTTGCTTGTTTCCAATGCTCAGGCCGGATGCATCCGTGATCTCGCCCACAATCGCATTGGTGCGCTCGATGATGAAATCATACTTCCTGCTGGCCTCTTCATTCAGATCCTTTGCAAGCCGCTGCATGGCTGCTTCTGGGGTTCGCTCACCGGTATAGGGCTTCAAATGCTCATATTCACCTTCACGCATCTTCCGCTCACCCTCACGAAGTGCGCCCCAACGATCGGTGTAAGTGAATATTTCGTAATAGCCGCGTACCTTACAGCGAAATGCGGTATTTGCCTCTTCATAGGCGGCTTTCGCGGATTCATACTCAGGGCTTTTGTATGCGGTGTCGGAAAACGCACAATACAGGCTGCGCACATGCTGTTTTTCGCTGAAATAGGAGCTCAGGCCATCGCCATAGAATTTGATGCAGCGCTGCTTCCACATTTCAAGGAACTCAAGAATTGCAGGAACGTTCCGGCTGTTTGCCTTTTCCAACGCGGCTTTCAATTCAGCCCGGTACTTTTCGAGCCCCTGCCGGGCCGCTTCCAAATCGCACTGTACCCATCGGAGATCACATTCATCGTAGTAATACGGGTTATCCTCCCATTCTGAAGCTTCCGCCTTGCGAATACGCGCCAGCTTCTTTTCCAGCCTTTCAACCTCCTTCTCCTTACCGGCGATCCGCTTTTGAATAAAATCGACGCTTGCCATTTGTTTTTCCTCCTCCGTAAGTCTTAGCTTATACTTAGCTTATGCTTAGTATAAGCTAAGTTAGTCTTAATGTCAATAGAAAATTTAGTTTTTACTAAGTTATTTATCAAAAAATTAAAGCCCGCAAGCGCACTCCCCACCACGCCGGGAGTTACAATTGCGGGCTTTTTCCTATATTATACGTATATATAGGCGCTATGACGTAAATGCGCCCATAGTGCCTATATTTCTACTACTCTATAGAAAAAATTGTAACATTGTAACATAAGCCGAAAAGTCCTTGCAGTACAAGGGTTTTTTCACGTTACAAAGTTTGTAACCGAATGTAACTTTGTAACGTCAGAGGCGTTACAAACTTTGCCCCAGAATTCCGTAATTTGGCTTGCGCCGCCACTTTGTAACGCCTGTTTTGCATGCAATTTCATCCGCGTAAAAAAAAGAGCTACACCCCTCGCCGCAAGTGATAGCAGGGCTGTCCACGCGGGCGGCAGCTGTCAGGATTGGTCTCCAGTGCGCGTTTCGCGCCCTCCAAGTTAAATTACAAACGACAAAATACATTTTATGGTGTAAAATGTGTTTGTACGGCATCACCATAAGCGTCAAGAAAAAGGAGATTTGACCATGACAGAAATAAAAGTAGCGGAGTCCACCGAACTTATCAAGGAAGCCACCCGACTGGTGGACGGCGCACGGGAGGCGATTGTCTACCACCGTGACATTCCACGTGCTAAGGCACTCCTGGAGGAAGCTACCGTGATCATCTCCGCGGCTGCGGCGCTTCAACAGCAGGATCAAATTACAGCGTCCCTATAAACGAAAAAAACCCCCGCCGCATCGGTTTTGAGCCGGTGCAACGGGGGCAAAAATCGTTTTTACTGTACGTAATCCAGGCAGACCCAGCCGCCGTCAGAGAGCTTGCCCCAACCGTCCTTTTCTGCAACGATGGTGCAGGCCGCTCCCTTTCGGAGCTGACGGAGGATCGCGCTGCTGGTGGTGGGAGACTGCCGCACATTGAGCAGGCTGGCCGTGACCGTGCGGAAATATGGGGGCTTGGATGCAGATTCCTCAGTGTCAACGACATTGGCGTTGGCAAACTTCCGATAGTAGCCATCACCGAACGCTGCTCTGCGTTGCCGGACGGATTCGCTGGTATCGGCTGGGCACTCGAAGCGGAGCAGGACGGCATCGGACGCCTCCCGCACAGATTGGGCGTTCTTAAGGATGTTCAGGACCGCTGTAAATTTGCTTTCAAGCTCGGACATCAGGTACTCTGCCTGCATCTTTCGGTTGCCGATAGACGCGGACTTCTGCTGTGCATAGGCAAGCAGGTTTTTCTTGCGGGTGCTGTCTGTCCACTGGGCGAGGCCATAACCGGCCCAGTCGGTGGCGAAGTTCTTGTAGGCCCCGCTGTCCACTGCCTCTGTATAGCTCTTGCTGGTGTAGCCCAGGCGGGTGCGCTTGGACATTTCCAGGTTAGCAGCAATCAGGTTGCTTTCGGCGTTCAGGTTTCCCATCAATCCGGCGACGCCGTAGGCATTGCAAAGCTTGCCAAGGAAGAACTTCCATAGGAACTCCGGGGAGCCGTCGTAGTCCGCTGTGGCATACTCGGAGGGCTTCGCGGATTCCGCTGCGGACGTTTTGTCACCGACTGCCGGAATCGTTAACTTTTGCCCGATCTGAATCACATACGGGGCCTTGATGCCGTTGGCATCGGCGATCATCTTGTAGGTCACGCCGGAATATTTCGCAGCGATTTTGGCAAGGGTGTCCCCGCGTACCACAGTGTATGTGAGGCCGCATGATTCGCCATTAGCAGAGTTCCCACTCGGTTGAGTATTTGTATCGCCGGAGGCCTTTTCCGACTTTTGGCCGCCGAAGGTTGTCCGTGGCACTTGCTTTTGACCGTACCAGAAGGATTTATACGTCCTGGTGTCAACATGGACGAAGAAGCCGTCCGCCTGGGTTTCGTACAATCCGATTCCAAGAACGCCAATGCTCTCTGCATACTTGGCAACCTCTCGGGGGACAACGCCGTCCACTGTGATGTCTGCGGCCATGCCCTTACTGTGGTACGAGCCGGTAGCGCCGCCAACGGAACGGTTGTAGGCCGGACAGCGGTAGCCGCTGGTGATGTGCAATGCATGCCCGGGCCAATGGTCGCGGAGCATTTGCAGAATCTCAACCAACTTTTCATCGATCAACGTTGTCTGGCAGGTGCAGGGTCTGCCCAAACCGCAGCGAAACTCATTGGAATTGAAATTCGCACTGAGCTGGATGCGGTCGCTTTTTTTGTACGTAATGACTGCCATAATCTCACCCTCTAACCGGCAGCTTCTTCATCCTGTGGAGCTGTCTTTTTCTTTTGCCTTTCATCGTTGCATTTGATAAGCCCTAGCACACCGGCCTCGCCGCCAGCGAACCCGAAGAACGAAACAATCAGCGTATCGGGGACGCCGCCATACAGGGCATACAAAAAGATCATGGCGACGGTGAACAGTGCCACCGCCGCCAAAACAGATGCAATGACAAGTTTTGAAAACTTAGCCGGGTTCCGTCTGGCCCTCTTTGATTTCTTCCGCTTCACCACTGTCGCCACCTTCCGGCGAATCGCCAGATTCGTTGTCAAAATAATCCTTGATTTTTTCCTCCAACATATCCAGCTCTTTGACAGCGGCTTCGATCAGGGCGGAGGTGAAATCATTGACCGGGATTCGAAGCATCTGCATCAGGCGGATCACATATTTCTTTTTGCTGGCCGCGCTGATCTGGCCGGACTCGGCAAGCTTTTCGGCGGCATTGACCAGCCATTTGATTGCGCTGTACCAGACCTGCTGCTTAATCCAGGGGAGGATGTACCGCAGCAGCAGGACGCCTATGATGGCGAATACCAGCTTGACAGCGAGGGGGATGATCTGGGTAATTTCGGTTGTGATATTCATGGTTTTGATTCCTTTCTTTTGTGATTTACTTCGATTCTTCCTGGCCGTGGGCGCTTTGGTTCAAGTGCTTCTCCAATTTCCGGATTGCCTCTGTAACAGAGCCGTTACAGCCTTGCTCTTGCAGGCCCTTCAATGCGGCCAGAATAGCGTAATTCAGCAAGCAGAGTTCACCCCTGATTGCGTGGCTCTCTCTGTCCTGCCTCGCATGCAGGTTCGCGATATCAATGGACTGCTGGTTCTGGCGCTGTACCCAAGTGACGATTTTGTAGCACAGGCCACCGATAATACCGAGCGCTCCAAGCAGCGCAGCGGCCTTGCCAATGACCTCAGCATCGATGTACATTTCCCTCTCCTCCCGTCTCCATTTTTCCGATGTGTACGTATGCTTTTGGGAAGCTCAAAAGCAGTGCTATACGCCCTTGTAGCCGTTGCCGCCAGCGGACCACCCGCAGCCGTCCATCTGTCCGTCCGGGTGCACCACGGTGTATGTCTGGTGGGCAGTGTAATTGCTGCCGCCGCTGCCGCCCGACGGCTGCGGTGTGGGTCCGTCCCCGCCGCCACCTGGTACGTAGCTGGGTATACAGATGTAACTATCAGGCTGCGGGTTCCACATCATTGTCTTTTTCATTCTTCTTCCTCCATTTTTTGGGCGGATTCCCGTTCTGCTGCGGCAATCCTGGTAGCTTCCTCCGCTGCCAACTGGGCGGCGATCTCAGCGTCGGAGAGTACTTCTTCGCCGTCCCGCCACCATTTTCCATCGGCATAGCTGTCTCCAATGCATATCGAGTAGCCGTCATATTCCCGCAGTTCAGCAGTCTCCGGCACATCGTCGGAGCACCACTCCAGGTTGATAACGGTGCCGTCTTCGATTCTCGCCATGTTCTTTGCCATGTTGACTCCTCCTAACTGCTAACCGGCAGCAGATATCTGATACCATTGGGTGCCGTCACGCCAGTAGGCATCTACTTTTGCCCATGCGCCATTGGTCCGTTGGTACACGCCATTGTAAGCAATCGCCATGCTATATCGGCCCAGTGCATAGTGATACACCGTGGTTGGGTTAGCCACCCGGAACGCAATGACGACGTAGCCATCATCAGTTGATGGGCTATAATTGGGATCGTCAACCATGGCCCAATTGCCGGATGCGGTGCCGGATTTGACCCAGATGGTACGATCCAGAGGGCTGCTTGGCTCGGTTGCGCTGATTACGACCGAAAAACTCCGATCCGAATGCCAATTGTTGTCGCTAATGAGGTTAAAGATCATGCTGATTACGCCCCCTTACCGATGCCCTCTGATGATCGCAATGCCCGAGTACCCGCTGCCGCCGGAGCCCTGGCCGCCGTGGCCGGTATTTGCCGCCAGGGTTCCAACCACGGGCACCGAGCCGCCGCCGCCACTGCCGCCATAAGCGAACAGCTCTCCGCCGCTCTCGCCAAAGGCTCTTGTTGTGGTACCCTGACCGCTACCAGCGCTACTGGTCGGGAACACATTGGAGCGCCCTCCGCTTCCGTTCCCACCGTTGCTGCCGCCGGAACCGCCCGCGAATCCGCCGGAGCTTGCCGCACCGCCGCCGGAACCGCCCGAGCCACCTGCACCACACACAGTATTGCTTCCGTTCCAATATGGCGCGCCGCCAGCATGGCCGCCGCTGGCGGAGTACGAACTGCCGTTGACTTTAACAGTTGTCGTACCGCCGGAACTACCGGCACCGCCGCCAGCGCCGATGCTGACGGAAATGGCGGAATTGGCGCTTACGCTGACCGACTTTTGGGTTTTGGTGTAACCACCGCCACCGCCGCCGGAATGCACGGTGCCGTAGTCCGTAGAGGTTGTCTTGGATGGCGAACCGCCGCCGCCACCCACCAGAAACACATCAATGCTGCTTGTTCCTCGGAGGTCCGTAAATGTCAATGTGCCCGACGTCAGCAGCCGGATGTTCCAGTTGTTGGTGGTCGTCTCGCTGATCTCCGTCCCGCTGTCGTCAACGATTTTGAACTGCCCCGTGTAAGTAAACGCCGGGATCTTGTTGTACGTCAGCGCCACACTTTTGCTCTGCCCACTGGCCGTAATGCTCACCGTCTGCGACGCACTCAGTCCGCCGCCGCTGCTGGTAATTACCCAATCGCCCGCGAATCTGACTGTAAATGTCGCCGTGCCGCTGGTGTCCGGGGCCGTCAATGTGGTGCTGCCGCATGTTGCCGTGCAGGTTGATCCAGACGGATAAGTAACACTGATTGTGGATAGGAAGTATTCGAGCGTCACGCTCTTACTCTCTCCACTGGCTGTGATGGAAACAGAACCCGAAGCGGTATTTGTACCATCTGTGCAGGATACAACCCAAGTGCCAGCTTTGGTTACTGTAAATGTGTAGCTGCCGCTAGTGGTCGGTGCGACCAAACGTGTGTCTCCATTCGCTATTGCGCAGGTTGACCCAGCGGGCCAGGTTACGGAGATGGTGGCGTAGAACGCATACGAAAACTGCGCCCAGCTCTCGGCGTTGGACCACATATAAGCGTCCATGCTCACCCATGCCCCTGAAATCCGCTGGTAACACCCAAAGGTGCGCACGTACATCGGATGGCTCTTAATTGCGGTCATCCACGCGTTCGATGTGTTTGCCGCAGCACAGATGATTGCAACGGCGCCATCTGGTGGACTTGACCACTTGGTTGCGTCGTCGATCATCTGGATATAGGTACACGCAGCATCGGACTTGACCCAGATAACACCGGGCGCCACGCCCTGGGTGGGGGCCGACGCGCTGACAATCACGCTGAAATTCAGGTCAGACTCATGTCTGCCACACAAATTAAAAATCACCCTGCCGCCTCCTTACTGCTTCAGGATGATTACGTTAATCACCATGTCCGCTGTGGGCGTGGTGGTCGCTGTGAACGTCAGCACTCCATCTCCCTGCGCCGTACACCGCACATTTGAGCTGATGTAAGCAGGATACGCATCGGGACATGGGGCCACGATTACATGATCGGTTGTTGTCACCCCAGCCACGCTTACAGTTTGTACCCCGTTTGACCACCCATCCGCTGTCAATCCAACGGATGTGGATATGGGCAGCAGCTTGTACACGTTGTTTACCGACCGGGGTGTGGCCGCCTTGTCAGTATCGGTCCGAGTGTAGCTGTCAACCAGGTAGGTGACGCCCTTGGCCTCCGTGCTGGCACTGGGCAGGTCCATTGCTTCCGGCACATTCTCGGCGGAAAAACCAACGTACTTGCCTTTGGCCCCAGTAAGCGGAGCTTGGTAATCTACCCCAGCGGTAAGTGGGGTCTGATAATCCACCCCCGCCTGGGCAGCCTCCACCGCGCTGCCTGTGCCCTTCAGCAGGCCCGTCGCGGTGATCTCGTCCTGCTTTCCTCCCGCCGCCGTGGCTGCGCTGCTGGCCGTCTCCTGGGCCGTCTTGGCCGCTGTCGCCGCAGCGCTGGCCGCCGTCGCGGCGTTGCTGACGCCGGTATCCAGCGCCTCCAGCTTGCCGCCGACCGTCTGGTCGTCTCCCGCCGGGATGTCCGCCGCCGCCAGCTGGATATTGCCGCTGTTGTCCGGGGCCACGCCATTGACGCTGACCACCGAGCCGCTGCCGTCGATGCCCATCCTGGACACGCAGTAGCTGACGATTGCCGCCCCGCTGTTAAAGGTGATGGTGGTCCGCACCCAGAGATATTTCCCCTGGGGCACCGTCGGCACGTCTGCGCTCCATTCGCCGGTGGGCACGGCTGTGCCGCTGTCTCCGACTTGGTACGCAATGTCATTGTCCATCAGCGTGGCCGGGTTGCCTGTTTCACCCTGCGGCCCCGGTTCCCCTTGAGGCCCCTGGGGGCCGGTATCTCCCTTCTCGCCCTGCTCTCCTTGAGGGCCAGTCGCGCCCTGAGGGCCTTGGGGGCCGGTCTCACCTTGAGGCCCCGTTTCGCCCTGTGGGCCAGTGGGGCCGGTCGGTCCTATCTCCCCCTGCGGGCCTGTTTCACCCTGCGGCCCCCGTAGGCCGGTTGCTCCCTGCGCCGCTTGGCCGGAGTCCGTATAGGCATCGGTCTCCAAATCCCAAACATACCAATTGCCGTTCCCGCCCACATAGGGTGTTCTAACCGCAATTGATTTGGTCTTTTCCAGTATCGCCTCTGCCTGGTCCACCAGAGGCTTGACAATTTCCGGGGTTGACGTCGTATCATTGGGGTCAGAAACCCGCTCCTCGCAAATTGCAACGACCTTAAACGGGATGATACGGCCGTCGATCTCGACCTGGAGGGAATTCGGCCCCGGCACGAAGAATCCAATGGGCGGAACAAGCGTGATCACATTGCCGGAATAGGTGCAATCAGCCCGGTACGTATCAGCGGCATAATGTCCTCTTGCATAGGCGCTGATTTTTGCCCCGGCAGGGATCGCGTAATCCTTTAGTTCCAATTCAACGGGCACCTGTGAATCCTGGACGACCCGGAAAGACGCCAACTTTTCAGAAGCTGTTGCAAACAGATTAACTCTGATCGTCTCGCTCATTTTCCTCCTCCTCAGATTTCGGATTGTCCTTGGCCGCTCCGGCATCTACCCTTTGCAGGGTGACGGTAATCCTATCCAGCAGCTGCTTGCAGCCCTGGATCACATCAACATTATGGTCAGAGCTGACAATGTTCAGCGTCCCAAGAGCGGCCCGGACGGCCACCAGCTGATTGATTATTTCCTTCATGTTTTTCCCTCCTATCGGTTAGCTGTCTTGTACCAAAAATGTTTTTGTCTGTTCCTCCCCACTGGCGGGAATGTGGGTGTAGTAGCCGTATTTCTGGGTCGTGGTCTTTTCCGGGGTAGATGGGACTACCTTGATGGTGCCGCCATCGCTTGCACTGCCAGAGCTGGCATAATAGCCAACGTAGTCATAACTGGGAGCGGTGTAATAAGTATCCCATGACGTGCAATCATACAAGTTTTTATACCCTGCATTGGAGAGATTAATTGTTACCGAAGTACCCTTTTTGATTGCAGCCGGAGCCGTCCACGAAATTGATGTCTGTTTCGTCGGATTTGCCGGTCTGTACACCGCCGTGCCAGAAGAAACCAGCCTTCTAATAACAGAGGTCGCGCCCTGTGTATCAAAACTTGTTTCATAGCGGGATTTGTCAATTGTCTGCAAATAGCTCGCGGAGTAGCTGCCACCGGGGAACGTGTAAATTGTGGAGCCGTCACTCCCGTAGCTGACCGTGTGGGTGCCTTTTGTGACTGTAACCTGCTCTCGCTTGCTGGCAGCGGTCAGAATCGTTTGGGTCCTGTCGCCGCCTGCGGTGATGACCTGCCGTAACGTTGCCCCAGCGGGCAGATGGCCGGTGTTGTACTCACTGTCCGTTGCTGCCCGCCACGTCCCAAGATTCACATTTTTATAATCCTTGCTACCCCGGCTTTCACCGGGGAGTAGACTGTACCAAAGCTAGGCTCTGTCGCTCCAACCGTGCGGTCGTTGAGGGTTCCCTTGTGGGGTTTCCCTGCTGATTCGCCCTTGTCATCACCCCGTAGCACCGCTTACTCGCATAAGCAGCCTTTTATTTCAGCATAGGGCATACTGACGATTTTTTCTGCTTTCGCTGCATATCACGCCCGGGCATGTCTCATCCCCACGTTGTAGCCCGTCAGTCCTTCAGGCACGCTGCACTCTGGCAGCTATTCCAGCATTGAGTTGGTTCTTTTTTCGCACCCGACCATTTTTACATGAGCCATCGGATACGCACCCCTTATGATGCATGACCCAAAGCGGTATGCTTCTGGCCGTCGGTTGAGGTGATTTCCTGGGGGCTGTACTTCGTGCTCCCCAATGTGATCCCATCCGACTCAAAGTAGGCGGTCGTGCTTGCACCGAGGTAGCCGCTTCCTACTCTGATGGGATACTTTGTGCTTGCGTCAATTGTTAAGCCTGACGCAAAAACAGTTGACGCCTGCAAGCTTCTGGAGACATTCAGCCGACCATTCACAATGGACAGATTGCCAAGGATCTCCGTGTCGCCTTGCAGCTTAATGACATCCGCAAGGATCGCCGCCAGCGTGGATTTGTGGCCGTTTGTATCTTGGACCACATAGGCCCCAATCGTCGCCGTGACATCATCGTCGGTCACATACATTCCCGCAGCCGCGTTCACCGTCAGATAGTCCTTCAGGCTGGCCGCCAAAGCGTAGTTTTTCAAAGTCGAATTCAGGTCCGCCGTACCTACTTTGGTAGCAAGCCCGGATTCGGTGTCATCGACTTTGGCAATCACATCGACCAAGGAATGTTTGTTCCCATCCTTGTCCACATAGGTGTACGTGGTGATCTCCGACCGCGCCTTTTCGCCGATCTCGGCGAAAAGGGTGCTTTGGGCAAACCCTTCGTTATTATCCAGGTCCCACCTCACGTAAGCATCGAATCCGGCCATCAAATCTTCAGGTGCGCCGTCCTCCCGGTTCAGCGCGGCAATCAGGTTCTTCCTGTCCTGGAGGATATCCTCCTGTGCTTTTCCCGCTGCTGCCGCTGCCGCTCTGGCCACGCTGCCTACCCGGGACACCGCGCGCTGGATGGGCGGGTAGTATGGGATCTCGTGATTGATCTCCTCATCCCCCGGCGCGGATAAATCGGCACGGTACAGCGTACCAAACCGCTGGTCACGCCGGAAAATCTTTCCGGCTACACCATCAATGGTGACCGTGTCGCCCATCTCTGCCGCCGGGTCGAGGATCGCACCGGCGGCACTGTACGGCTGGTGTCGGAAACCCTTTACCTGCGCTAAAAGGTTGTCTGCCATCTGCTGGGAGGCCCAGGGACATTCCGCTTTGATGGTCCTGCCGCTGTCGTCACCGGCGGTGTAGGATTGACCGTCAGGGATCGTCAAAGTGACGCCGGAATATGCCTCAAACAGGTCCGCATAATCGTGCTTTGCGACCCGGCGCCCAAGATCAATACTCATGTACTCCCTCCAATCTGTACCAGCAGGAGCTTGCGGTTATCCCCGATGCAGAAGGACCCGCCGTACATGGTTGCAATGTAGCCCAGCACCTCTTCGCAGGAGTAGCCCACCGGCCTTGCCACGGAATATCCACGGTTGATTGCGGCAGTCGTCCGCTGGTCCACCACGATCCCCAGCTGGTAGGCAATATTTGCCACAACGGCGGCATCCGTTGTCGGCCAACTGACGCCCCCCGGGTTGTACTCCAACTGCGCCGTGATCAGCCTGTCATAGCCGTGGAGCTTGATGGTGTTCCGGCTGGTGGGGCGGCGTACCTCTTTCCGGGTGTCCAGCAAGAATTCCCCCTTGGTGATCCACTCGGACGTTTCGCCGTTTTTCATCACCCGGATATAGGGCCGAAGGATCGCTTGCTTTGGGATCTTTTCCTCCGGCACCAGCATCTCCACATCGATCTCGCCCACGGCCACCTTGCCGATGCTGCCGGCGCCCAGAACATCATTTGTGGTTTTCAGCGTAATCAGCATGTCGTGCTTGTACCCGTCATCCGGGTCACCAGTGCCAATAACAAGGCTCGTTTCCGTGGTGTAATTCCCGCCGGAAACGAGCCGCTTATAAGTGTCGCTTGTCTGCTGCATATCATCACCTCTGGATCAAAGGAAATTTGATGCCGCTCCATAATGTTTCGCCGTGTTTCCCTACGGTGCTGCATACCACAGGGATGTTGTTGGAGTAAAACTCCGCCGTGATTCGGCCTGTAAACGGCGTAACGAATGTGCATTGGACATATTCCGGCATGATGGAAGTGCAAACCCGAATCGCATCCACAAGCGGCAGGTCCATACAGGTCATGGAAATATCCAGCTTATACGCCCGGAGATCGCGCCACATGAAAGCGTCCATTGTCCGCCCGGCTTCGTCGCCGTCGATCTCCCGCAGAGTTATTTCCAATCCCTTTTCGGCCAGATAGGGCAGCATGTTCACCTCATTCACAGTCGCCTCCATGGCGAGATCATCAATGGTGCCGCCTATTGCGGAAATCACGGCCATATTGCTTGCCGTCAAGTCCATGGCGCAGGCCAGCACATTAGATGCTTCCATAGCCGTCACCTCCTGACGCGCGGCTCATTTGCCGCTGATAGGTGTTCACGGAATCCGTGATGGTGCGTCCGTCAAGCTTGATGTCGCAGCGCTCCAAAATCTGCTGTAAGAGCCGGTTTTGCTCCTTCAGAGCAGAAATCATATCGTTGCCCTTTACCACGTCGGACACCGCCTGCTGGATGGTGGCAAGAGGCGTTTCCACGTTGGTGCCGCTTCGCTGGTCGCCCAGGATCGCCGCGAAGGGGGCATTGGGCGGAATCACCGCACCAGTTGCCAGCTTGGGCAATACAGGGGTGGACAGACCCCGGAGTACCGGGGTGGGAATGCGGACCGTGCTGCCGGAAAAGCTCACGCTGGTCATTGCGTCCACCGCCGCATTTGCGGCCGAAACGACTGCCGCAGCCATAGAATTGGCCGCGCTTACAATGCGGTTCAGCACTGCATCCAGCAGCGAAAGCCTGTTCGCCATGCCGTTCGCAAGGCTTGTGACCATCGTTTCACCGGCTTTTTCCACAGATGCAGCATTGTTCACGACGCCGTTTACATAACCGTCCAAAGCATCCTTGCCCAATGCTTCCGTCTTTTTGGCCGGAGAATGGGAATCCTGCGTATCCGCAATGGCGTCAAGAGCGGATTGGGTCATATCACTTGCGGCCTGGGCCGCTTTGTCCTTGTCCATCCCCTGGATGTAGCCATCCGTGAAGGACAGACCCATGCGGGAAAGCGTATCCTGCGCGGCTTCATTGTCCAAGGTTTGGGCAATTTCCGCCTCCGTCATGACCCCGGATTTCAGCAACTCCACAATACGGTTGTTCAGCTGCTTCGCGGCGCCATCCGCAGAGAGCGACCCATCATCAACCTTCAGCGCCGCCTCATTGATCGACCGGGTGAGCGACTGCGCCAGTACGTCACTGACCTTTGTTGTGCTCTGCGTTGCCGCATTAGACACTCCGGCAATGTACGCATCCGCGCCGTGGCCGATCAGATTGAAGCCGAGGGCGCGGATATCCTCGTCGGACAGCTTCATGTTTTCTGACAGGGTCTGGTAGAGCATTTCCTCAGACATGCCGCTGTCCATGGCCTGCTGCCAGGTGTCCTGCGCAAAGCTGCCCACGGTCGTCCGCTTTTTCTTTGCCCCAAGCACCGCGTTCTTCACCGTGTCCATCTGGCTCAGCTTCTTCTCGGTCTCGCCGGTCAGGTCCATTACCTCGGAATCGTCGTACTCCTTTGAGTACCCGGCATAGAGCAACGCAGCGCCGGCCGCCAGCATCCCCAGGCCGAGGGCCGTGCCCGCGCCGGAGAACAGCAGAACCATGCCGACAGCGACCAGCAAAGAGCCGGATGCAGTGCAGATGGTATCAAGTGTTTTCTCCAGGTCAGACTTTCCAGCCTGGTCATTCCAAGGTATTTCGTCCGCAAGCTTTTTGGCCGCAATACCCCCTAGTATCAATCCAATGCCAAGCGGAATATTGGCACCAGAAAAAAGAAGCATAGCGCCAATAGCAATCAGAGCGGCACCTCCGTAATCGCAAATCGCATTCACAGTCTTCAAAATGGGTTCCTGCCAAGCGTCCCAGTTTACAGCGACTTCCGTTGCAAGCCCCACGGCATTTGTAGCGATTAACGCAATTCCTAGCGGCGTTGCAACGCCTGTGAATGCCAGAATCATGCCAATGACAAGCAAGATACCCTCGACAGCGCAAATCAGCCCTGCGTGGGTCTGTAAGGTTTCTTTCAGGCCATCCCAATTCAGCGCTGCCTCTGCCGCAATGCCAGCCGCACCAACGGCCATAAGTCCGATGCCAACGGGAAGGTTTGCGCCGGTGAATGTGATGACCATGCCGATAACCAGAATAATGGATTCAATCAGCATTATTTCATCGGTAGACTGCTTTAGCATCTGCATGATGGTGTCCCAATTAACGTAGGCAGCAGCAGCCAGCTCAGAGGCACTGGCTAAAATCATTCCAATGCCGATGGCGGGATGCCCGGAAAAAGCCAGAATAAGGCCGATGACAAGGATAATGGAGCTTATGCCAGAAATAATTGCTCCGACGACACCTGTTAAAATCGTCTTGATATAATCCCAGTTGACATATGCCGCTCCAACCAGCGCCGATGCACCGATTGCCATCATTGCAATCCCCCGGGCAATGTTCAGCGGGCCGGAACCCGAAAACGCCAGGATCGCGCCGATGACCAGGAAAGCACTGCTCAGAATCAAGAAGATTTTCGTAAGCGTCCGCTTTAAGTCCTCCGTTACCTCGCCCCACCTGCCGGTTGCGAGATTCGCAAGGCCAACCGCCCCGGCGGCCATCAGGCCAAGGCCAAGGGGAATGTTGGTCCCAGTAAAGAACAGTATCGCGCCCAACGCCAGCAGCGCACCGCTGAGGATGGCGGTCAGGCGGTTGATCTCCCGCTGGTATTCCTCGGATTTTAGTCCATCCAGGCCGGAAAAGTCAGCGCCAACACCGCCGCCCCCTCCTCCCCCGGAATCTGCGCTGGAGTTCAGTTTGTTGATCTGGTCGAAGCTGGCCAGCTGCTTTTCCGCTTTCTTCGCCGCAGCGCCAACGCCGGAAATTGCCGCCGCCTGCTTATTCATCGCCTCGGCGGACTTGACGCTTCCCAGCAGGGTCCCGCCAAAGAGCAGCGATACGAAATTCCCGACGACCTGTGCAATGGCCGTCAGGATCCGCAGCAGCGATACCGCCCATGGGATGATCTGCGCCGCCAGCGGCTGAAATGCCGTGATCAGCGTCCCCTTCAGCTTTGCCAGCTCCGCGCGGTATTCCTGGTTGGTATTCAGCAGATCCCCGAAATACGATACGGCACTGCGCAGCGCGGATGAGAGCAGATTATACACCAGCACAGACCGCCCGATCTGGAGCATCCGCTTCTGAAAGCGCTCTGCGGACGTTGACGCCCTATCCAGCTGCTTGCGCACAGCGTCGCCGACCTTGGCCTGCTCTTCCTGCGCGGCAAGGCTCTGCGCCTTTTCTTTCGACGCTGCCAGGCTGGCGGTCATGTGGTCGATCTCCTCGGAGACCGCCGTGTACTTGGCATGCAGCCGGTCGGCGTCAGCGTCCTGCGCTTTCAGGATGGGGCGCTGCAATTCAAGCTCTCTGGTGATGGCCGCTTGGCGGCTTGCCGCGCGGCCATAGTCAGCTGCGGAGGTGTCATCATTTGCCATCACGCGGCTCAGCTCGTTATATTCCCGCTTCAGAGCCTTGATCTTATCGCTGGTGGACTTGGCGGCGTTCATGGCGTCTTCCAGCTTCGCTTCAATGCCGGATTTTTCACTCACCTTTTCGGCAAGCTTCTTTTCTGTCTTTTCGATGTCCCTACGGGTCGCCTCCAGCTCCTTGGCAATATGCTTCCTATCGCCCAGGATGGAGATCACGACGGAACCATCTTCCATGTTTATCCCCCCTTATGTCCATTCCGCCAGCAGTGCGTCATCCGCGGCAGTGTAGCTATCGTGGAGATCGACGATATCCCGGTTTTTTTGATACCATTCCTTCTCCGCCGCGTCCAAGGGTTTCCCCTTGGACCGTTTTTCCCGGATTTTGAGGATCTGCGCAAACAGGCAATCCCCGATCTCCATATACGCGGAAAGAAATGTCCACCAATGCAGGCCGCCGGTGTTGGTCACAGGGTCGTAACGGATGGACCGCACATCCCGGCCAATCGTTTTGCTGACCGGCGAGATGATGTACTTCATGTCCTGCTTCCAGGACATCAGCGTCGGGCCGCCGCTGTCACGGCTGTTCCCGTAACCGATAAACTCATAGCAGTGTTCCATTGCTTCCTGGTAGTTCCGTACCGGGATTTTCGAAAAGTCCACATAAAACACCTTCAGTGCGCAGAAATACTTTTCCGCGTCCTGAAATTCCTCGCTGCCCAGGATGTTGATCACATCGATCACTGCCCTCCAGTCATAGCGGATCGCATAGCTCTGTCCGCCAACCTCCAGCGCAGTGGGAAGGGACAGGCAATCCATCATACATTACCGTACTTCTTTTCGTACTTGCTTACGTAAGCCTGGAGCTTCGGAGAGATATCGACCTTGGCAGAGGCTGCCTTATCGACCTCATCGATGATGGACATCAGGAAATTGGTGATCACCGGGGTCCCCAGGTCAGTGACCGACCACAGATTCACCCGCCCGAAGAAATTCTGGCAGGTCCCCTCTCCAAAGATCGCATCCACGCGCTCCCGCGCCCACTGGTCACGCTCCTTGGCGATCTTGAAAACCTCCTGCTTGTCCTCCTCCGGCGGCTTCTCTTCCAGCTTCTTGCGGATATCCTCCGCCAGGTCGTATACGTCGGACACGAAGTTGACGTCCTTTGGTGCGAAGGTCACCGCATAGCCGCTTTCATTCGTGATGGAGGCCGTGGCCAGATTGGTGGAAAATTTCATTTCCTATCCCTCCTTACGCAGCCGCAGGGGTAAAGGTGACCGCACCGTCATCGCCTTTTGCGACCATTCCCACCGTGCGGTTGCCGCCGAAGGTGACCTCTGCCGCAACAGTCAGGTCGTCGCCGCCGTCACCGCCGTTCCGGGATACGGCAATTGCGGAAGCGTCATACACTTCCGCAAAATTCTTGGATTCGTCGCCTGCATAGAAATGCGCGACCATGACCTCCTGGTTTGCCAGGGCGTGGTTGTCCTGGTCCCGGATTGCCAGCTCCCACAGCTTTACGGTTGCCTCGTCGCTGGAATCAAGGGGGAGCGGGTCAAAGGACTGGGTGATGGTGGGCTTTTTCATCCGGGTAAAGACGTTGCCCAGAATATCCCGCTCGGTATTCGTGCTCCAGTCATAGTTCATGCTGGAGGAAGATACACGCTTGCCAAATGCGCTCCACTTTTTTGCGGTGGAGGTGCCGGTGTTCAGGTAGGCGATCATCAATTCTCTGGCAACCGTCTGCCCGGCAGTAGATTTGATGGTATTGGTATTAGGCATAATATAATCACCTCATGATTTGGAATGTGTTTTTGTAGATCGCGGTAATGGAAATGCTCCAATCCTCGATGCCGTCATCGTAGGCTTTGTCCAGGTACGCAGGCGTTGTCCGCGCAATGGATTTGATTTTTCGGCTGCCGTCCAGATCAGGATATTTCTCCAGCTGATACCGCGTATCATCAACTGTGATCACCTGCTGTTCCAGCCATTTGCCGATCAGGTCCAGAAATTCCTTGATGCGCAGCCGCGCCCCGTCGTTTTTTGGCGCAGCACGGTAAATCAGCAGGAACGGATACTGGCAGGTCTGGTAACACATCCCTGTAATATCCTTTTCCTCCTTGGACACCGCCGCCCCCGAGAGCGGGAAAAAGCCAAGCCCGGAGGTTTCCTCCAGGGTAGAGAAAAACACCTTCCTGCCGTTCATGGCGGGGAAGGTGTTGAGCAAATCAACCAGCGTGCGGCTCAGGGTTTCTTCGCCGTCAACGTCCAGCTTCGGAGGGCTTTGCGGAATCTGTGCCATCGTCGGTTACCTCCCGATCTCCCGTTTAAAGCCGGAAACCCAGTAATCCTTGTTGCGGGCTTTCGCCACTTCGAACCACTGCGCCCTGGCCTCCGGGTTGGTATATTTCAAATTGCGCTCGGTTGCCACCAGCTTCGCCCCCTTGCGGTAGCGGAATACGAATTCACCGCCAGGGCCGGTGGGGATCTTCCTGGGGCCGTTCCCGGTCTCGGCATCGACCATGACCTTGCCCATGTATTGGTATCTGCCATACGGCCCAGGGAATACGACCTTGCGCCCATTGTCCTCAGTATGGGACCGTTGTTGCAACGACCCTGTAAGCAGCGGCATGACCGCACGGCAATCCTGTAATACCTGCTCTGCCAGCCACATTTGCGCCTTGTCCAGGCGCGCGGAGAGGCCGTCAAAGCGCAGGTCCACAGTGATTTTGGCGTGCACATAGGACACACGCGCAAAATGCTCTACGTCAGGCATTTACTTGCCTCCAATCTCGTAATGCGGAATCAGGCCGTAATAAACGGCCTCGGTTATCAGGTGTATCCCATCGTTGGAAGCATTCATGGCGTCGTAAAGCCCGGATTCGTAGTCGGCATCGCGGATAGGGGCCGATTCCGTTTCACCCTCGGCAATGAAATCAATACCCGGGGCAAACGTGACGCACTTGTCGGGGCTGGCGCACACGGCGTATGTTTTCGGCGGGAAGATACGCTTCTCGCCGCCCTTGGAGATGACGATCCCGCCGGGTGCGGGGATAGACGCCTCAAACGACGTGGCAGAATTTCCGCCATGGGGCGACGCGGCAGCGGCATCATTCGTCCAGAAGGATACCCCACCAATCACGGTGGGGTACCACATCCCGGTTCCCTGATGATAGTTCCAGAGCGTTACGGTCTTGTCGTGCATCTTTCCACCCCACGATACAGCAGGTTTACCCCGTTCGCGTCGGGGATACCCGCAAGGTACTGGACGGCAATGCTCTGCACCAGGGCAAACAGCTTGTCCTGGGAGGCCGCAGCGTCACTGTAAACGGAGCCTCCGGCGTTCACGCCGGAATAGCTGACGGATTCCTTGCCGGACGTGATGGAAGATATCGCGCCGCAGGCGGAACCGTCGGCTGCTGTCTGCGGCGCCGCTGCCCGGCGCTGTGCATCCACCTGATAGAGGGCGTCCGCAATGGCACACACCGCTTTCTTTACCTTGATGGCGTGAGCCTCCACCTTGGGGAACGCCATCATCAGCCGTCCACACGTGAAATAATCCAGTTCGTCGCTGGCCCTTTCCAGCCACCGATCCATCCCGGCATCATCGATACGCTCCCCATGGTAGCAGTCGGTGTAAAATGCACGGTCAGCGTATGCCATATGTTCCTCCTCAGTCTCCCTGCGTCCCGGCGGTATCCGGCTCCGTTCCGGCGGACTTCCTCCGGCGCTTGCCCTCCGCCTTTGCGGCCTCGACAGTGGGGACCGTCTCAGCGGCAGGGGCAGTTTCCATGGCTTCGTAGATGGCCGACCGGCGCATCAGCTCAATGCTGGTCTCGTCGGCGGCCGCTACGATGTTGCCCGATTTCAGGTTGTGAAACAGCATATCCGTGTCCTCCCATCCATCAGGACATGGTGTAGTAGGTGCCGCTGGAGAAGTTAGAGCTGGTGACGGAGGCAGCGGCAGTATACACACCGTTGGCCTCGGTGTAATACTGGGTGCCCTCGGCGAACGCCTTCGCCTCGGTGAACACACCGGGCTTGAGAATCAGGTCAGGGGTGACCGCCTTGGTGCCGTAGTGGTAGAACAGCTCGACGCCATAGGCGTTGGACAGGGGGATCTTCTCGGCGCTGTACTGGTCGGCCATGACGGGCTGTGCAACAGCGCCCTGCACCAGCAGCAGATAGTTGCAGCCTACGGGAAGGTGGACGCAGCTATACGTGCGGACGCCGTGCCACGCGTAGAATTCCTCTGCGGCGGTGTCCACATTCGCGTTGTTGCTCTGCTTATCCAGGTCGTTGCGGATCAGACCATAATACTTCGGGGACAGTACCAGGTGCATCAGGGAGCGGGGCACGCCGTCCACGAAGTCGTTCTGGGTGGTTTCGCACTCCTGAATGACGGCCTCCAACTCCTCGGAGATGGTCTTATAGGAGGACGTGTTCAGCACGGTGGCGCTGCCTGCGGCAGCGGTGAAGAATGCGTTGTCCAGTTCGGCGGCCATGCGCAGGATGTGGTTCTCGGCGCGGCGGTCGAGGACGCCGTCAACGCCGTACAGGCGGACGTCCTTCTGCTCCAGCTCCTCGACGATCTCGCGGTCGGTGTCGATGGGAACGGTGACAGGCTTTGCCTTTACAGCGTCGCCCTTGCCTGCGGTACGCGCGGTGCCGTAGTTCTTGGGGGTGGCGTTCACAAAGCGCTTGGCTTCGACGGTGCCGGAGACAGGGTCGCCGGACAGCTCCACGTTCTTCATGGGGCCGGAGACCAGCGTCTTCATGACGCCCTCGATCACGCGGCCATACAGCTCAGCGAGGTAGTCCTTGCCGGTGCTCTCCAGCAGAATGTTCAGTGCGGTAATACGAGGCATAATTCATACTCCTTCTTATCAGAAAATTTTGGGCGGGGTGAATTTTTTGGAGCTGGAATCAGGGTCGCCCGTGGGCCCCGTAAAAGCGGGCGCTTTTTCCTTCTGCTTTGCCGCCTTTTCTGCGGCTTCCTTTTCCTCGGCGGTCTGGTACAGGCCAGCGTCCTTCTGCTTGGCGGCTTTCATAAAGTCGTCAAAGCCGAAAAACGCGCCGTCTTTCCACGTCAGGCCAGCGTTTGGAGACATACACTCGGACACGAGGGCCGTGCGAGCAAAGGGAGAAGTGACGCCGTACTCGTCCAGCTTCTTGGCGATCCAGTCCTTCTGGTCACGCTGCGTGATCTCGCGGGTGAATTTCTTCTCCGCTTCCTCCGCCTGCGTCTTGTAGGCCTGGATCTCCTGCTGAATCTGCTGCGGGTCGATGCCCTCAAACTTCTTCAGCGTGGTTTCGGCAGTATCGAGGCGGTTTTTCAGGCCGTCGCGCTCTGCCGTGAGGTCTGTAATGGTCTTGTCCTTGGCAGCTTTCGCATTCTCGACGTCTTTCCCATTGAGTGCGAACACCTGCTTGACCTGATCTTCATTCAGCCCCAGTGCGGTTAGTTCTTCGGTTTTCATGCAACCTCCTGTATAACGGCAATAGCAGATTTTTAAGACGTTGCAGCGTCTGGCCGTTTTCGGCTTTATTAGGACTGCCGACCGTCCGATTTTGTGCCCCTGCCGGTTCCGCCCCGGCAACGTCTAAAAAAGGGCATGGAAAAGCAGAGCCTCCCAGCGCCGGAGCGACGCTGTAAAGCTCTGCTTTGGGGTTATTTACTTGCTGCGGGCAGCGATAATGGATTTTCTCGCATCCTCCCGTGTCCATTTTGCAATCTGGATACGATCGGAGAGACACTTCAAGCCATTGTCCTCGCAGAACTGGTTGTATCCCAAATTCTGCTTTTCCAGCAGCTTGGCCGTCTTCGTGTACCGTGCCTCAAGTGTAGCTTTCAGATCCGCATCCTCCGCTGCCTCAATAGCTGTGTGCAGACCAACCAACTTTGTCTTTGTGTGCCTGATCCGGCGCTCCCATGCCCGCTGATTTTGCGAGAGATCATATACCTTTTTGTTTTCCTCTGTATCAAACTGCGCGTATGGATTGTGCCGGACATCGCCAGGGCCGAAGCTGTGGCGGCAGTTCCAGCCGCATAAGCCCTCGCCGGTTCCATAGCCGGTAGATTCATAGAATAAAGGCAGGTCAGGCGTTTTCCCGTGCAGGCTGTAATGCTTGCCCTGCCACCAGAAATGATTGCCGGGGTTTTCGCCGCCATCACCATAGCGTGCGCCGATGTGTGCGGATACCAGCACCACATCCCAGCCTCGGTCCTCCATGCCCTGAACGGCCATATTGCCAGACGCCTGCGCAACGCCGGTACGCACGGCCCGCAGCACTGCGGTCTCGATGGTGTCCGCATGCCCACCTGGATAAATGACCATCGTCTGCGTGTCGGCAATACTGCTGACAGCATCCTGCACAGCCTGCGTGTACGACGCCGCCCCGGATGCAACCTTGAAATGTGCGGTATCCAACACCTTGATGAGCTGCTGCTGGCTTGCCTGTGCGGTCGTGCGGGTAAAGTTGTGCACGGTGCCCGCTGTACGCTGATAGCTGTCCTCAAGCAGTCGGATCATACCCTCGGACTGAGCAAGATCAATGCCTGCAAGCCCGTGTTCTTCATAAAAGCGGCTGTCATATACAATTGCCTTGACCCCGGCATCTTCAAAAATACGCTTGATTTCAGCATCCGTCGTCTTTGTCCACCGAGCAATTTCCTGCTGCACCGCTTCCAGATGACCGCTCGCGGCCTGATAAACCTGTAGCTGCCATTCATCCGCAGCCGTCAGGAACGCGCCCTTGCCGCGCCCCAGCCGCGCCATAATGCGTCGGATAATATCCGATGTGATCCATGTATTCAGCTCATCAACCTGAGGATACAGGGTATCGATAATCTCCAGGATCTCCTGAGGAGTCAGCATCCCTACCGCCCCCGTCTACGTATTCGCAAAAAGTCCTGTTTCAGCATTTGCCGCTTCTGCTTCAGCCGTGAGCGCCTTTGCCTCTTCCTCGCTCATGCCCTCAAACTTGACAAAATACATCCACTTCGGCACCCATCCCTGCATGACGTAAGACCGCCAGGCAGCTCTATCCTCTTCATAGCTGTACGTGATGTCGCCAAAATTAAAGTTGAGGTCGCATTCTCCCAGCGGCGCGAGGCCGTAGAGCGTGACCAGCGCATCAGCGCCCGCCAGCGCCTGGGTGATGGCGTCCCTGAGGGCGTCCCGGTCGGCCTTGATTGTCTGGATGGTGTCGCGGTCGTCAGCTTCAACCTGTGTCGCGGTGATCATGCCGGTCTGGCCGTCCATAACAAACACGCCCTCCGAGAAGCCGCATTTTACGCCTGCCATGGACAGGTCGAAATTGATATCCTTGATCCGCTGCTCCGTCAGCATGGTCGGCACGTGCTCATGCACCGCTGAAGTTTCAGTGTCATTCAGCCCCATGCCGAGACCCTTCACAAAGCGCGGCAGCTCAATATTTCGGTTCTGCGCGTTCTGGATCAGCTGCTGCCCGACAAAGGTAATGTGTTTGCTGTCCTCAACCTCCGTGTTCTTCCGGCTGACGGCGATATCAATGGCCTTTAGCTCCGTAATCGCGTTGGCAAATACAGAAAGCCCCAGCGGAGAGGACGGGTCAACGGTGTTTGCGCCGGGAACGCGGTAATAGCCGAACAGCGGCGTTTCCAGGTTGGCAATGGTGACTTCGGGAGCCAGATGCGCCCAGACGTCAACCTTATCAAGCGCCACCTCCCCGCCGAGGGTAACTTCGCCCTTCGTGCCGAGGCGGTTTTCAAACGCCTTGTTCGTGATCTTGTAGAGCCTGCCGCCGTCTGCGGCGCTGCCCTCAAAGCGGTGATATTCCAGCCGTGTAAAGTGGCGGCTGCCCTGCGCGGTATGCGCCGCGAAAATGGCGCCCACAATTTCGCCGTTGTTGTCCTTCGCGGTGATGCCAAAGCTGCCGGGTAGGATAAAATCCCACGTCTCACCGTTCCACTTGATCATGACGCCGCCCAGCCGCTCTGCCTCCGCCACCCGCGACGGCAGGCGCTTGAGCAGGTCATCGGCCAGCCCCTGTAGATAGTCAGCACGGGGCGAGCCGGAGACGGCAATGCCGATATCCAGTGTTACCAGCTTTGCGCGGGTATCACTGATGTGCTTTGCCATATTGATGGTTCCGATTTCGTCATCGGCATTCAGCCAGGGCGGCTTGCCGGTGGAAATGCGATCCCAATTTGTAATGGCGCTGGACATTTCCGGCGAGGAAATGAGTTGGGCGCCGAATGCCTTTGCAATGTCTGTCCCGCTATGAATAAAAAGCATTTTGATCCTCCTTAGCAGGCGCGTAAAAAAATTCATTTCATCACCGCCTTAAACGATCCATTTCAGTTCATTTCGCAGCGCTGTCCGGCAGAAATACCGCACCTGATCCATGCTGTGGTCATTTTCCTTGATCACCCTGTCGTCCTCGGATTCTTCATCCCAGGAGTAGGTTTCAAATTCATCAAAGGTGTTCTTACAGCTTTGATGGAAATACAGGCACCCGGCATTCAGGAATTTCGTCACATCCTGGATGCCGTTCAGCACATCGTTGTCGGCCTTTACGACCATGAATTTACCGTATTTCTGTATCGTCTCGACCATAGACGATGCGGACGGGTCAATGATGATGTACTGGATCGGATAGTCCCCGATCAGGCCGCGCAGCATCGTGTAATATGCCTCGTTGTCCACGCGGTTGCTGCTGCCACCCCGGTAATACAGCTCCTTGACCATGACGGCCTTTTGAGCACCGGGGTCATAGTCCCACAGCCCCGCCGCAAATGGGTTGACCGTACCATAGTCCACCGCCACATAGTATCTGTGCCGTGGATTGTACTTTGGCGCAGTCTTTACAACATGAGCATCCTTGCTGAACATCGGGTATACAAGCCCTTCAGCCTTGACCCACAGGCCAAGGATATATCGGCGGTAGAAAACGCCTGTGTACATTCCCTCGTACCGCGCTTTAATCTTTTCGGACAAGCTTAGATTGTCATCCATCGTAAAATGCAGGTACAAGATATTCCGTTCACGGGCTTTTTTAATCCACTCTGTATAAAACCAGTGCCCAGGGTTTTCCGGGTTGCAGTTAAACCAGAATTTTGACCCATCAACGGAACAGCGGGCCATAGCCTGCTCCACAAAGGAGCGGGGCATGAGCGCCACTTCGTCAAACAGCACACCGGCAAGCGTGATACCCTGCACAAGTGTGTAGCTGCTCTCGTCTTTGCCGCCGAACAGATAATAAGTGTTCGTGGTTTTGCCATTGCTGATAATCAGCTTATTTTCACTGCGGCGCTCCACAATGGGGAAGATGCCCTCCAACCACTGGGGCATGAGCGTTACGACATTCCGGCGCAAGCTCTCAATTGTCTTGCCACAGATTGCAAAGTTCTGCCCATTGAAGCAGCTCATGCTCCACAGAATAAAGCCATCAGACATGGAAACAGTCTTACCAGAACGAATAGAGCCATCACAGATGACGCCGTCATAATCCTTGAACTTAGGCCTATTCCACCAGGTCAGTGTCAGCCGTTGCCGCTTGCTGAAGCTCTGGTAAATCATCAGTGTCCATATCCTCCTTTGTAGCGTCCCGGATTGCCTCAAGCAGATTGTTTTCTTTTGCCGGGCCGCTCATGCCCGCCTCACCCGTAATCTCCATGAACATCTGGATTGCATAGGTGTTGCCCGCCTGGGCTGCCCGGATAAGTGCATCCGCCACAAGCAGCTTTTGGGTAAGCTCTTCGGGCGGAATGCCCAGCTTTGCAAGCCTGTTCTTTTTGCGTTTATCGGTAATCGGGAGGCCCGAATACAGCTCAACCAGGTCCGCCATCATCTGCTTTTCCCGGCGCTTTTGCTGAGATGCTTTACCACCGGCGGAACGGATCGCGTGAGCCTCTTCCTCGCCACGCTCAGTCAAGGGTATCAGGTGCTTGTCTTGCGGTCTGCTCACGTTCCACACCTCCTATCGGTGATTTAGTACCGCCTTAACCTTTACTGTAGCTGTATGTATAGCCAAACTTCTTTTGATTCGCCTTTAACCAGCGGTTTACAGCATCGTTGTAATCGGTGCCGCTCAGCTTGGCAGAACCAACCGCTTTAATGAAGCCGGAAGCGTTGAAATGCGTACCCTTGACGAAAGAATACGTACCGGCATATTTAGCGGTTTCCGGGGTGCGCCCCTGGGGAGAACTGACGGCGACGATGCCCCGTCGTGTTCCCATAGCGGTGTTTACCACATCCTCTTTGGAGAATGTGGGCCAGCCGTCCTTCGGGTGGTTATGAACCGCAATTTCTGTTCCGTTGCCGCTCAAGCCAGAAATAGAACCGGCGTTGCCGTGGCGGTACTTCGTAGCAAAGCCATAGGCATCAACAACCACGCCATGCTCTACGTCGGAATTGGCATGTGCTTCCGCAAAAGCCCGTACCATGTCCTCATAGGTGCGGTGTACACCAACCTTCGTATTCATCCTTGCAGGAAGGTCTGCCTCGGTTTCATCTGGCCCGTCACCGCCACCAGCGGAGGGCCAGCCGCCGTCAAAGCCCATGCCGGAGCTGCTGCCGCGCCCTCCGTGCTCTACAGGGAAAACAATCTCTGTCCACGCGCTGATCCGCTGTTCCAAGGTTTTCCCGTCAATCTCAAAGGCTAAGGCTTCATCGAGACTGTCAAAAGTAGCGATCGTCTCCCCGGTTGCAAGGTTATATAGCTCAAGCGGCTTTCTGAACAGTACCACCTTATCAGAAGCATAAATGCCGCTGAGGCGCTTAAACTCACGTTTGAATCTATCTATCTTCATGTTGTTTCACCTCTATTCCCGTAAAAATGAGTATAAAAATACCGCCAACGAATAAGCCGTTGACGGTAGAACACAGAATATGAAAAACGGGCGCATCTCTGCACCCGTAGGCATCAGGATTTGAACCCGAAAAATGCTTTATTAAAGCCGTTTTCCCAGACTTAAACTATACCTGTGTGTGATTATACCACAATTTCTTGATTTTTGCAAGTATTTGCTTATCATCGTCACTTAACGGCTCATGCTGTGCCCCTCCATACTCAGAATGGAGGTAGCCGTTATGGGTATGCCATTCATTAGTCCGCTTATCACGCTCAATAACATGATTTCGTCTATTGTCCTTGTCAAAGAACACAACTCGCAATAAATCTTTTCCGCCAACCTCGACATAGATACGGCCTGGTGTCTGTGTTTCCATGAGGGTTTCAGAATCACGGGTATTCTTTGTGACAAACTTAATGTTCTCACTTTCGAGAATCGTGTGGTATTGGGAACCATATTTGTTTTTAGGGCTACCATCTTTCCCTACGGAAAAGCCGCTTGCCGAACCCCTACCGCCCATCAGTTTTGCCCCCTCTACAACGTGCTCTAACGCTGTCCTGAAATGCGGCAATGGGTACGATGTTCCCGGTACACTGATCCGGGACGATGCCGTAAAAGAAAATACGCTCAGGCTGTAAGCGGGAAATCATTTCATTATAGCCCTCAAGGAAACGCCTGCCGCATTCCTTGTTGAGCTGAGTGCCTACCGAAGACACCGCTACCGCACCGCCCACAGGCTCACCGTCAAAGCACCATGCGAAGCTGTCTTTATCAGCCCAGCTGATTGTAGGAATCACTGTGATTCCGTGCTGCTGCCAGTACGCACCCAGCCAATGCTTACGGTAGTGATTGTAAATCTGCACGGCACGTGGGAAATCAACGTATGTGGAAAAATCAGGCGTACACACAGCCTTGAAGCTGCCCAGCATATCAAGGTAGGCATCCGGGTTTGTCCAGCATCTGGTGAATTGATAATCGTCAACGAAAAAGTGTACGCCCTTATCATACGGGAGCTTGCAGGTTTTGGCATAGTTAAAACCTATGAATGCGCCAACGCTGCAATGCTCAGGCTGAATGGGCGGTATGCCGTATGTACCCGTACCGTCAAATATGCATTTGTTCAAATTTTCATAATTGCGTCCCTGTCGGTACAACGGCACCGCACCACCTTTCCAATGAGAAACCCCTGACGTTGTTAAGCGTCAGGGGTCGGGAGTGAAGTGGATCATCACGAATGCGGCCTAGTCGGAGGCGGGCCAGGCGGTATCCGCGTGTCTCAAAATCCACAATGCCATTATAGTGTCCTTATTCCAAAACGCAAGGACATCCGGGACAAACTTATCCGTTCGCTCTATTTTGTTCGTCCAGGTATCGATAGCACTGCTTTTTCACGCTTTCCTCTGTGGTATGCATCCCGATGTGCTCTGACACCTGCGCCCAGGTAAACCCGTTGATAAATCGGAGTGCAAAAATCATGCGTAGCAGGCTATCCGGCAAATCAGCTATGTACCGTTCAAGCCTGTTTCTCTCAGTCAGGCACAGGATCTCTTGCGCATGGATGGTCATTGCACATTCGGAGCGCAGAGCCTTTTTCCTGGCTATTGTATCTCTGAGGTCAACAAGTTCTATGGCCTCACTTTCCAGCTTGTTTCCTCCCGAAGAACTATGCGGCATACCATCATACCCGGGAGACGCGATAGCTCCGCACTGCGCCTCAAGGCTTCTGAGCCGTTCCTCATCCCGCTGGATTTCCCATTCCAGGGCGGCAAGCCGCTTCTGGGTAATCTCAATTTCACGGTTGAGATTGTAGAGCTTTGATAATTCTTTGATCGTCATACGGACACCTCCTTAGCCCTTTTAATGCGTACCTTCAGGGCTTCAAGCAAACAGTTTTGAACGTCAGCCTTTCCACCCAAGGATTTAATAACATCTTCATCCGTACCGCCATGCACCAGCAGATGGTGCACAATAACTGGGAACGGCTGCCCCTGCCGGTGGAGGCGCTTATTGGTCTGTTGATAAAGCTCCAGGCTGTCTGTAAGCCCAAACCAGATAATATGATGACCGCCGTCTTGCAGGTTAAGCCCATATCCGCCGCTTGCAGGCTGGAACAGCAGCAGGTCGATTTTCCCGGCATTCCAGTCATCTTCCTGCTGTTTCCCCTCATACACCATAACCCTCAGCTGTGTAGCTTTCAGCGCCTCCACCAGCCGCGCCCGGTCATGCCGGAAGTTATAGCAGATGATAGCGTGCTGACCGTTAAGCTGCTCCACAGTCTCAAGCAGCGCCTCCATCTTGCAGTTATGTACCATGACAACATTCCCGTCTTCATCGTAGCAAGCCCCATTGCACAGCTGTAGAAGCTTTTGCCGAAGAACCGCCGCCGTGCCCGCTGTGATAACCGTTTCGTCATCAACCTGAAGCAGGGTGTCCCGCTCCAAGCGGTCATAGGCCTTTCGGGCGGCGGCATCCAGGGCAACCGGGATATCATCATAGACGATTTCCGGCATGTCCAAGTAATCTTCCGCTTTCATGCTGATGCAGATATCCCCAATTCTGCTGTAGATCTCGTCCTCCGCCCCAGGCTTCGGCGCATAGCTGAAGATGGTCGTTCGGCTGCGCTTGTCCGGGACAAAGTAGGTGTCGCGGTAAGCGGTGATCGTGCGGCCCAGCCGTTTACCACAGTCCAGCAAGAAAAGCTGTGCCCACAGGTCAAGCAGGCTTCGGGGGTTCGGTGTTCCCGTCAGCTCCACAATGCGGCTGATTTTAGACCGCACCAGCTTCAGCGCCTTAAACCGTTTTGCTTGGTGATTTTTGAAGGAAGAGCTTTCATCCAGAACCACCATGTCAAAGGGCCAGTCATGGCCGTAATAGTTCACAAGCCACTGCGTATTCTCGCGATTGACCATGTAAACATCGGCGGTCTGATGCAATGCAGCGATCCGCTGCGCCGCTGTGCCAAGGACAAAGGAGAACCGAAGGTCGTTGAGCTGTTTCCACTTTGCCGCTTCTCTGACCCATGTGGATTCCGCTACTTTCTTCGGTGCGATAATCAGCACCTTGCGAACACGCCAATACTCGTACTTCAGCTTCTTTATCGCCATCAACGTAATGGATGTTTTGCCCAGGCCCATATCAAGGAAAAGCCCAATAGCCGGGTCACTGATAATCCGATCAATACAGTATTCCTGATAGTTATGGGGTATGTAATCCTTCATCCCTCAAAACCTCCTTACACCGTTCGATGACAAGCTCTATCCGCTCCATACTGTCAACGGTTGGAATCACCACAAACCCCAATCCCCGTAAAACACCATGCACGTATTCTTGCCGCTTACGTTCTTTCTCCCCCGGCTTCTTCATCTCTACGAAAATCAGATGCCCACCAGGCAAAAGAATGATCCGATCAGGCACCCCAGAGAAACCGGGGCTTACAAATTTCAGGCATCTTGCACCGTGGCCGAGTGCCTTGACTTGCAACCTGAGTTTGTTTTCATAATAGCTCTCAAGCACCTATTTAACCTCCTCTGCTACAAAGTTACAAAATCAGGGCTTTTTCCTATATTATACGTATATATAGGCGCTATGACGTAAATGCGCCCATAGTGCCTATATTTCTACTACTCTATAGAAAAAATTGTAACATTGTAGCATAAGCCGAAAAGTCCTTGCGGCACAAGGGTTTTTCACGTCTACAAAGTTTGTAGCAGAATGTAACTTTGTAGCGTCAGAGGCGCTACAAACTTTGCCCCAAAAAGCCCAATGCTACAATTCTAACCGCCCTATTCTTTATAGAATCCGCGCTGGCTATTGTACGGCCCAAAGCGCACCGGCCCGCCAAACCGCTTCCATCCTTTCAGGTTTGAAAGAACGGCATTGATTTCCCGCGTATCGGTGTTTTTCAGGTCTTTAATGCTTCCGTTGAACAACTCACACCAAACCTCGACCGCGCATATCCGATCGCGGTCTACCAGCTCGACGCTCTGCCCGTCCTGCGTATGCAGCTGCCCCGCCCAGAAGTCCCGCCTGCGGTCGATGCCCCATTTCCCCCAATCAGAGGGTATTTGCTTCTCGACAAAAGCCTGAATCAAGCCCTCACGGGCAGAGGCTTCACGGTGTTCCTCCTGCTTGACCTTCGCCTCAGCTTCTACCGTGCCGGAGAGGTACAGAGATTCACCGGCCTGCCAGCGGGTTTTTGCTTCCGCCCATACCTGACGGATATAATCGTCTGTGAGATCCTTCCATACGGTTTTTGAATACGGGATTTCCCCCACATCCACAGGCCAGAAGCGGCGGTTGCCGGTAGTGTCTTGCAGAAATTCAACCTCATTGCAGGTGCCGAAGAACACACAGCATCGGGGGAGTTCCCGGACGTGTCGACCATATGCGGCACGGTAGCGGTCAGCCCGAAGGGATAGGAACTGCTTGATGCGGGCGATGTCTGTCTTTCTGAAAGCGTCCAGCTCTGCAATTTCAATAAGCCACACGCCCTGTAAAAGCTCAGAGGCTTCCTTACCCTCGAATGTACGGATGCTGTCGTTAAACCAACCAAGGCTCATTTTGTCCAGCAGCGTAGATTTACCGATACCCTGCGGGCCTGCCAGAATCAGCATATTGTCAAACTTGCATCCGGGGGTCATAGCGCGGGCGATTGCAGCTGTAAAACTTTTACGGCATACCGCACGATTATACTCCGTATCTGCGGCACCGAGGAAATCAATAAACAGCGTGTCCAGCCGGGGCGTTCCGTCCCACTGTAGGCCGTTGATATACTCCTGCACTTCATTAAACGCGTGAGAGGAAGCATGAATATCAAGGGCGCTGTCAATATTGCCCCGGCTTGTGATTCCCCAGTAGCGTTCCAAGTACCAGTACAGGCCGTTATTGTCGGTGTCTGACCACAGGCGGCGCTTTCCGCTCGTATTCCAGGGCAGAGCTGCCAGCACCTCACCGCGTCCCGCAAACTGGTTCAAGGCAAACCTACCTTTTAAGAGCGGATCACCGTCAAGGATAATCCGAATATTGTCAATCGTTCCCTTGACGGTATTGTTCTGGTTGCGTTGGAGACGTTCCGCCCAATCAGGATCATCTTCTGGTGCTTCACTTGCAATACCCTCAAAGTCCTTTAATGCTTGCTCATGCTGTTCCCTGTTGAGTGTAGCTATCACGCCATGATCCTGCAAAGCCAGATCGCACATAGCCTTATAAGACGGGAGCTTGATAACCGGGGTATCGGGGGCGGCCTTTTCGTCCTTATCCCCGAACAAATGCAGGCGCACGAGGTCAAAGGCGTTCACCAGGCGCCCACTGCAAGGGTCTGTTGCGTGATGGCTGTAGAGGAATTTCCCGCCGTCATACACGATTGCGCCGCCTGTGGTCGAGCCTCCAAGATAGGTATATCGGTCTTCTGCACTGTCCACCGGCTCATAGATTTTTGGTAAAAAGGTATCCATCGCCGAAAGCACATCATAGGTACGGCAGAATGCGCCCACAATGCCGGACTTTCCCAGCGGGTTCCCTTGTTTTGCTGCCAGCTTTTGATAGCTGATGGCGTTAGGAACCTGCGGCCAGCTTAGATAATTGCGCCAATCAGTATATGTGCCCAGTAGGAAGTCTGCGGAAATTAGCGGTGCATCCTTGCTCTGGAAGACAAATTCACTGTCAGAGCAGCAGGACGGCCAATACATCAGACGGCACACCTCAAAGGTAGTAGGGTCAGCCATACCAATGCCAACATGCGCCGCCACACGCCGGGCACACGGCTCATATTCGTCGGGTGTTACCGTCCTGTCAAAGGGAACCACAACACGTAGCCGGGGAGCTGACGGCGTATGCTTGCGGGTGCTGTAGACCGCATAGCCGCACCCAAGCTCTTCCATCTTAGCGATTACCATGTCTGTCTTCCAGCCGGGGATATTATCGAAATCCAGGGTGATGATATCCCGCCCGATCATGTTATTGGCCTTTCGTCGTAGGCCGTTCAATGCGCCGCCTACAAAGCCGCCCACATCCTTCAAGTCGTCCTGCTGTGCTTTTTTCATGGCCATATACTCCGCCAGAGTTTCAGTACCGCGCACGGGCATACTCAAGCGGTCATACAGTTCTGAAATGGTCAAAGCTGATTGCTGCCACGCCATATCATGCCGGTTACTGCCAACAGATATGGTGATTTGTCTGTCATATTTCATATTTGGTTACTCCACTTCATAGGATTACCCCCCCCCATTTTCAGGGCGGGCGATATCGCCGCGTGTGACCTTTTCAGCTCATTTTCTCCGTCAGCCGAAGAAACAGCCTTTCGAGCTTTTCACCTCGCACCCGGTCAACCTCTGCACGGTTGCCATAGATGACCTTGAGCTGTTCCAGCATAATTTCCACATCAGCAATTTCTTCTGAGATAGCAGAGACGTTCTTTTCACCCCGAATGTTCTTAGACAGTTCTTTGGTCAGCTCAGACATTTCCTCCATAGCCATCACGAGCTGGGACTGCTTGCCATAGGCACGGACGGCCTCACTGTATGTATCACGGCGAATTGCCGAAGCCGCTTGCAGACGGGCTGCTAACTCTTCAATTTTAGCATTCTGCTCACATCTGCACACCTCTGAATCTTCAAGTGCCTTTTCCAATTCTTCTCTGGTCATTTGAAAACCCTCCCGGATTTCTTATCCTTGATTTCGATACGGTTTACCAGTTCAAAACCGCTTTTGCTGATAATGTACTTCAGCACCTTGACAAGTGTGTTCACATCACGCTCTAAAGCGTTTTCCTCCTGAATAACGGAACGGAGGCCAGCATAAGCGGTAGGGTCATAGTAGCCCTCGCTGTTGTATTTGGGATTATCTGCCATGTTGCACCTCCTTAACAGTCCACTTCGATAATAGCTGTCGGGAACCTGTCGCAGTTGTCCGCAATTTTCGCAAGGAAATCCGCCGTAGTCTCCACTGTACCCCAGTGGTTGCCCGGCTCAAACTGCCGATAACGCTGTGGATGCAGCATCAGCAAGGACGCGCCCTGCATAAGAGTCGGGTACATATCAGAGCAGTGCTTGTCGTTCCACTCGGAGGGGTAGGAGCCGCACACTTCTTTAATCATGGCGGCGGTATTGGACGTGTGGTTGATCCAATTATCGCCAACGTACACCCATTGATCCGTACCCTCCAATTTTGCTCTGAAGCTTACGTCATAGCTCATTGTGTAGCTCCCTCCCCTTCTTCGGCGTTCCAAGCCTCCACATCGATGCCTATCTCTTTCAACTTTTGACGGGCAAGCCAGGCATTGCCATCCGGCATTTCATAGTAATCCCGCAGTTTATCGTGTTCTGTCTTAAAAGCCTCCCAAAACTCTCGAAGACGCTTTTGCCCGAAACCCAGGTGCTGATGCAGGACGTACAACACCATGGCATCAATATCGTTGGTATACCGCGTATCAGCCTCTAATATCTGCCGGTTAATCTCAAGGTTCAGGGCTTTTTTCTCTTTGGCCGTAAGTTCAGCACCGAAAACCCGGCCTTTATACTGCTTAACTCTCATCGTCTTCAAAAATATCCGGGTTATCCATAATCACCATGTAAAGAGCCTGTGCCAGTTCGTCAACACGCTTTTCATCATGGTCTCTGTAGCCGAGGAAATCATAGATTCCATGGATAAGCTCATGGATAAAATCGGCCTCCATTTTACCCGATGCCTGATTGGGGGATACCCTGATAGCAAGGTCGGTATAGCTGATTTCGGCGGATACATTTGCACTCCCAAGGTCGAAGTTATCCGTGATTTCCACGTTATAGACCTTGCCGCCGATTTTGACGGTCTTAGGAATTTTCATCATTTTCCTCCCTCTTGATTAGGTCAGATTCTACAGTCAACAGCATCGGTGGAACACCCGCACCCAGGGTATAGAGATAAATACGCCCGGTCTTTTTGACCGTCTCCAGTTCTTCGGGGGACAGCTCCCAGCAGGTTTCTACGCCGGGTGTTCCGTCATCGCACCGATAGGCTGTGCCCGGCAGGTCGAGGCAGCCGTCCTTCCTGTAGAGGGCATTTGCGTAATCTGTCTTAACTGGCTTCATGTGAACCTCCTTAGTAATCAACACCGATGTACTCAAGTACTCTGGCCCATCCAAACTTTTCACCAGTAATGGGGTCGGTACAGCACTTGAACATCCAATACTCCCATTCTTTGGGGTTGCGCTCTTTTAATAGGTCAAATCTATGCGGACGCTTTTCAAGGTGAATGCCAAAGCCGCACATAGAACAGCCTGTCCTTTGCGCTTTCGTAGTGTAAAGCTGCCCGTCTTCAGTTCTTTCTATTGAGCCGTAAATGGCCGGAACGGGAACATGCAGGTCAAGTGCCAGCTGAAGAACATCTTGACGTGAAAAGATAGCAAATGGAGCAGAGCGTATCGTTGATTTGCCAAAATAATTGCACCCGTTTATCCTGAGGGACTTTGCCCTGCGGCCTCCTTCCGAGGCCATCAGGCCGAGGAATGGCACACTGTTATGCTCTTTTGCCCAGTCATCACACGGCTTTTCCTTGAGGTAATAGCAGCATTTGGAAGAAACCTGGAACGGGGCAATGGAATAATCCGTTCCCTCTTCGGCGTTTGCATATCCCGCAAACTTTTCAAGCCACTTCTGGGACATTTTCATCCGGCTGTTCTTCTGGAAGCCGCCGTATGCACCAGTCTCACCTGTAATGATTGCATGACGAACTGTGGCATTTTTTTCGGTAGGATTGGCAAGTGTTTCTATTTTTGCGGCAATTTCTTTGGACAGAACAGGAAAACCAAATTCCTGAATAATCTGCTGTTTCGTCCATCGGTGTTCCCGCCCATCGTCATCCACACACCGAACAGCGGACTTCAGACACTCTATGCCCAGCTGCCTGTGTACCTCCTGAATCGACTTATCTTCCAGGTAGGACACGCTGATTCCTGGTGCATCAATCCCGATAGACTTCAGGAATAGAAACAGTGTGATAGAATCGAGGCCCCCTACAGAGACATGGTAGTTCAGGCCCCGCGCTTCGCACTCCCGCACAAATTCCTGCGCCCGGATTCTGGCATACCGCACCTTAAAATCATAGGGCATTTTCTCTTTGACCATGAAATCAGCAATTCGGCGCTTCCCATCAATTCGCTCCATTCGTTCGATAACGTTTTCCGGCATAATCACACCTCCTATACTTCCATGCCGCAAATTGGGCAAACCATCGTTTCCAGCTTGATTCCGCAATGAGGGCAGCGCATCCGAACATCTGCGCTTGCTCCTTTGTCTCTGTAGGCCGCTGCTGCTGATTCCATATTGTTGACGGCCTGGGTAAAATAGCTGTCTTTCAGTTCAATGCCAAGCCCCCTGCGTCCCATGATGACCGCCTGATACGGGACAGAGCCGATACCCGCAAAAGGATCCAGCACAATGTCATTCGGGTTCGTCCACAGGTCAATACAGCGCTCGATCACGTCAAGCTGAAGCGGGCAAATATGCTTTTCATCCTTTTCGTCCCGCGCTGATTTCCGCTGAAGGGTGTTGGACTGCCGAATGTCCATCCAAACTGGGGACGCGTACCGCTGCCACACGTCAACCGGGAATGATTCCGGCGTGTGCGGGATTGGTTCGGGATTTTCACCCGGCTTACGGAACGTGACAACATAATCAGGCAGCCCCTGACGGCTCATGGCGCTGTCCTTGCGGATCTGCTTGTGCAGCAGTCCCAGTGCCTTTGTCCGCTGCATTTCCGTGACGGGATTTTTCCACACCGTAACCTCAGAATGGAAGATGAACCCAGAATCAGTAAAGGCACGGATAATGTCACCGCGAAAGTCTTTGACACCGATGAAGCCGTCGCGGCTTTTCATTGCAGGAAGGTTCATACAATGGACGCTGACCAGCCGCCCCGGCATAATCACGCGGTAGAGCTGTTCAATCAGAAAAAGAAAATGCTGCTGGAACTCTTCATTATCACGGCTGTTGCCCATATCCCGGTCACTGCTGGAATAGGTATACAGGCTTGCAAACGGGGGCGAGAAAATGGAATAATGTACGCTGTTATCGGGTATTCCCTGCATGGTTTCCACGCAGTCACCCTGATACATAGCATATCGGTCATCGATTTTTTGATTAAGCACATTCATTCTTAAATTCCTCCCATGCGGGGTATGTCATATGGGTTTCAGGGTGATAGGGCGTTGTGATCCGGCAAGTGCTCTGAAGCTCCTTTTTAGTGATCTCCTTCGACTGCTCCACCATTGCCTGCCGCATCTTCTCACAGTCAGCCTGCTTCCGCGCAATATTATCTTTGACACAGCCCTCCCGGCTGCTGATAACGATGTACACGTCAACAGGCTTTTTTTGCCCAAAGCGCCAACACCGGCGCACAGCTTGATAATACTGCTCATAGCTGTCAGACAGGCCGACGAAAATCATCTTGCTGCACTGTTGCCAGTTCATGCCGAAACCGGCAATGCTGGGCTTTGTGACAAGGCACTTACAGAGGCCAGCAGTAAAGCTCAGCATCCGATTTGCCTTATCCTTTGAACTGTTGCCGCCCGTCACTTCCACCGCATTCCCGATTTTCGAGGCAAGCAGGGTACTTTCCGCATTGAGGTCGCACCATACAAGCCATTGGTCATCAGAGGTGTTCACCAGGTCTGCGGCTGCTGTGCAGCGCTGTTCCAGTGTCTCTTTTCTGGCTTTTCGCCTTTGCGTCAGCGTCATAGCCTCCGAAACAGGTTCCGCACCGTCTGCAATGATTTCATGCACCCGGAGTTCAGGCAGGTCGTACCCTTCCACGTCATAGCCCAGGTCAGCCGGAGAGTTCATAACCACTGCCCAGGAACCCATCCATTGCCAGAAAACGTCCTCAGCGTGTCCCTTGAGCCGCCATTTGGAGGTTTCGCCGCCATCGTGGACAAAGAACATTGCAAGCATTTCAGAGTAGGACATAACCCCTAAAAACTCAGCATGGTTGCCAAGTTCCATGAAATCATTCGGTGCCGGTGTAGCTGTACACGCCAAACGGAATGGAGTATCGCTGAAGAAATCGATTATCTGGTTTCTTACCTTGCCGGTAAAGGATTTCAGAATACTGGATTCATCCAGCACTACCCCACTGAATTTACAGCCCGCGAACTTTTCAAGCTTTTCATAGTTTGTGATATTGATTCCGGGCTTTAGGTCCTCTGCTTTTTCGCAGAGGGTTACTTCAATGCCGAATTTGATTCCCTCTGCTACCGTCTGGGACGAGACGGCCAAAGGTGCAAGGATCAAAACCATGCCGCCCTTGTGCCTGTGGACCTGATTGGCCCATTCAAGCTGCATTGGTGTTTTTCCAAGGCCGCAGTCCGCAAAAACAGCCGCCCGGCCCTTGGCAAGTGCCCACCGAACAATATCCCGCTGAAAGCCGTACAACTTCGGATTCAGATCGTCTGCGTCCAGGCGAATGCTTTCGGCATTAATCGATTGGCTGACCTTGTGGGAAATAAAGCTTTGATAATCCGTCATGGCAATTCTCCTTAATTCAGGCCCCAGAGAAATGCCTTCAGCCACTCCGGGAGCGTGGAATGCATCATCCGCCTGATAAAGGTGAGCCTGTCCACTGCGCACAGCCGGATAAGCGCCGAAGCGGCAAGAGCGATTAGAGCGATTACGACAATGGAAATAGCCAGTACGCATTTTTTCACCCTGCGGCTATATAATCGTCTGCCATACAGATCCCGGTGAGGTGCCTGTGATTTACTCTTCATCATCTGCGTCCTCTCTGTCTCCGAACATACCAAGCTTCGCGCCCAGCTCCATGGCAGCGCTGACTACGGTATAAAGGTCTCTGCCGCCCATGTTTATCAGTTCGGCAATGATACCTTCGGTTTCATCCTCAAAATGGAAAACGAGGCCCTTATCCAGTTCCTTAATAGAGCCATCTTCGTATTCAACGGTAATCCGCTTTGCGGCGGGAGTATTATCCATTTGTATTTCCTCCTCATAGAGCATCAAAAATCACGGGGATTTTGGCCTGCAAAGCTTCCAGTGCCGGTGTAGCTATCTCCCTCATTTGCGGGTGAGCCGCAGAAGAACAGCGCAAGCGGAAAAAGTGCTGCCACTCTCGAAGATTTGCCGTCATAACAACCTCTGTCTTCAGACTGTTCGGGAGTACCGCACGGGCTTCCTGCGGTGAGCAGCCCCAGTCCAGCAGCTCAAAATAAGCTGCCTCCGCCGCCTTGCAAGCGCGCTCCCAGGCGCGGTAAGCACAGGTGTCGGGATCAAGGTACACAGGCCGTACTACGGTAATTTCACCGCCGAATTTTCCCTTGCTGTAATTACAGTACCGTGTGCTCTCCTGACAGTATGAGGCCAGACGGTGGCGAACGATTTCATGCGAGACACCTCGATCACAGACGAATTTAATTGTAATGCTGAAGTGCTCCAGCACCGCTTCATGCTTCCGATTCATAATCAGCCGGACAAAATTTGCCGCGCTGGCCTCGGTAATTCGGTCTTCGGATTTGTAACAGACGCGCCCGCACTGCTCGACGTGCTTCAAAATGGCTTCGCCGTCAATGGGTGTCATAATTTCAAAGCCAGGTGTAATGATTTTCACTTTTGCCTCCTAATCTTTCTTGAAGAACTCGCCAACCCAACCGTCAGCACCAAGCGGCAAGCCTGGCGCCCAGGGGATAGGAGTTGACATAATTTGAATCACACGATTCAGCATTGTTTTGTCGTCAGCAAATGGGGCAGTATCGATAACAACTTCATCGTGAACATGGAACACTACAGGGAACCCCTCAGCTTCCAGGTGTTCAATCGCCTGCGCCAAGCAGTCACGGGCAATCGCCTGTACCACATTTTCAACAAGCTTTCCGCCGTAGGTTTCTACCCGTGCCCACTTGTTTTTATCGTTAAGCCCCATGTATGTAATGGAGGGGTTGCCCCACCTGTTTTCTCCGACACCCGGATCAACGTAGTAGAGCTTGCGGCCAGATGGGATCCGAATCGTGAGATAGGAAATTCCCTGGCTCTGGTCATGTTCCCTTGCCACAGTACAGCATCGAACATTAACAGATCCGCCATTTTGAATCACGCTCACAGCCGCCGTGTCAAAGGCATACCACAAATCACGGATTTTGGGGTTCGTATCACGCCAGCGGTTCACAATATCCTTGATCTCGTCATCGGACAAGCTGTCCAGCTGATGTCCTGTGTCCATGTTCCGCATTGCCGCCACGCCGCCCTGATAGCCCAGAGCTAACTCTGCAACCTTGCCACGCTGTCTAAGGGAATACTCGGGGTTTCCTTTTTTAATGCGCTCTATGGGGACACCAAACATCTGAGAAGCAGATGCTTCATAGATTTTGCCGTGGGTTCGGAAAACCTCAAGTCTCCATTCCTGATCCGCAAGCCACGAAATAACCCTGGCTTCGATAGCGGAAAAATCGGCATCAATGAGCACATTGCCGGGAGCTGCGATAAATGCAGTACGGATTAGCTGTGACAGGGTATCATTGGGTTTCCCGTACACTACCTGAATAGCATTAAGCCTCTGCTCCCGGACGAAATCACGGGCCAGCTCAAGTGGCTCTGTGTAGGTTCGCGGCAAATTCTGCACCTGAACCAATCTTCCAGCCCACCGGCCTGTACGATTTGCACCATAGAACTGAAGCAATCCGCGTACCCGGCCATCTGGGCAGACACAGTTTTGGATAGCGTCATACTTTTTCGTGGAGCTTTTCCCTAGCTCTTGCCGAATTTCAAGCATCCGCTGTACCGCCTCACTGTTCGCATCTCGCCCCAGAAGTGCTGCCACCGTCTCCTTGCGTAGACTGCTCACCTCTTCCCCGGTTTCCGCTTCTAACCATTGAGCAAGCTGCTTAACACTGTTCGGGTTGAATAAACCGGTAAGCTCCTTTGCCTCTTTGGTGAGAGTAGAGCGCACAGTTTCGCCCAAAGCCAGTGCGCCATGAACAAAATCCATATCCACGGCCACGCCTCTGTCATTGATAAGCAAATCTGTCTCCCACTGCTTCTGGACGAAATCAGGGACGGGGAACGCTGATAGCCGCTGCTCAATTTCCATCTCTGAAACAACATCCTGAGCGTTGTACTCTTTGAACAGCCGCCATTTATCAGGGTCATGGTGCGGCAGGTTTCGGGTGCGCTGGCCGTTTGATTTTGTCGCCTTGCAAGGAACGCAGAAATAGCGGATAAGAGCCTTGCCGGTATTCAGCTTTTGCTTGTCCTCTGGCAGTCCCAGGGCACGTCCGGCAGCGTCCAGACTGGCCGGATAGCCACAATACAGTGAATGGAGCATTGTATCCCTCCATTGGGACGGGGGTAGTTTTACACCCATGTAGCGGCTCAGGCACCCCCACTCAAACGCTGCATTATAGGCATGTTTGATGTAATTGGGGTTAATAAGAGCATCATATAGCCACCAGGGAACCTTCTCACCACAAGCCAAGTCAATCACTGTAGACGGGCTGCCATCAAGGCTGTAGGCGAATAGCAGAATTTCAAAGTCTGGACTGCGTAAATACGCCTGTGCTCCTGCTTTTTTGATGCTGACGCTTGAAAAGGTCTCAAGGTCGATTGAAAGATGGTGCTTCATAGGTGCCTCCTTGTTCTGCTCCATTATTTCTTCTTTCTGACTGTATGGTAGGTACCACAATAGCTGCATCTGACAAGGGTATCACCGCTTCTGTCCAACTGCCCTACGGGAATAGGGGCCGCACAGTTTCGGCAGTTAATGCTTTCAATAGTCAAGGATTCTACTGTGACTATTTTGTATTCCCGATACATTTCTATCGTTTCTTGCGGGACTTCACGGGTATCAAGCAGCAGTAAAAGTCTCTTTCCCGGAAATCGAATTGACCGTTCATGCTCCAAGCGCAATTTGATAACATAGGATTTATCCCATTCTATTTCGTCAATAAATTCCGACAAAACCGAATACTTCATATCGGAAATTGCACTTTTTACAATCTCTCTAGCAAGTCTGGTATCGCATAGATAACGTTCATCAATTTCTCGCTCTGCACCTATCTGCATGACGAACTCCTTTTAGATATACGGCAGACTACTCAAAATGTCGGAAGGCATGTTGTCCTCCCACACGAAAGAGTTTTTAAGCACGTATTCGTTGTAGCTGGCAGCGGTTTTGTTGGCTCTCATTCTGGCCTGTTCAGCCCAAGAGCGCTTTTCCTCATTATCGCTGTCCTTATACCGCTCATAGGTCAACTTGTCACTGGTGTAGCTTGCCATCATTGCTCTGCACGAATCCTCCACAATTTTCTTAGTGGCGTAATTCGTTTGGTCATCTGCTTTTTGGACAGCGAAAACCCAGTTATTCCGCATAGCTTTTCCAGCAGGAGTGGCATTAAAAAACACGGACAATCCTACGAGCACCAGAACCAGCAGAACGCAGATTATCTTCTTCATCCGATAGCCTCGTAGGACACAACAGGACTGTCTACCACAAAAGGAATATCGGAATAAAGGTAAGAGCCTGTCCACTCAATGTATTTTCCATCGGGTGTAAAAAAGAATATGCCGGAATCGTTCTCACCGTAGGAGCCGTCAACATCTGCCATTTCGGTGGTAAGGGTCGTATATCCGCCTTTAGGGCCGCCGTAAACATCATCAACACTGCTGGGAGTCAAAAAACTGTTGAGACTTGTAACTTTTCCGTCCACAACGAAGCTGCCCACTACGGTATTGCCGCTAAACAGAACGATATAGCCCAAAGGCTTTTCCACCGGGGAAACAAGAGCATTGGCCTTTTCACGCTGTCCGTTTACCCAATATGCACGGCGGATCAGGTTATGTCGCTCCAAAGAATAGTCAATGTCGGAGAGTGTACTCTGCGAGGACGCAAGGTTGCCTGCAACCTCTTTCTGTGTATCAATGTCGCTCTGCGTGTTGTAGGCGGTGGAAGTTGCCGCGCTCACGTCACAGCCGGTAAGCCCGACAGCAAAGGCCAGACACAGGACGACAGTAAGCAAGGCTGCGATAATCTTTTTCATGGTAATCTCCTTTATGATATGGGGTTGAAGGTGGTAATCAGGCTTTGAACAGTTCCGCCGTGCTGAAGAGTTTAACGATGTTGTCTGCATTCACGCCCCTGCTTCTTAATTCCTCAATCATGGACTTAAATAGCGGGGAGTTCATAGCGTACTCCGTAAGCTCCATGTCGCTCAGGCTGGTAACATTCTGAAGAGACTGCTTTTTGTCAGCCGTATTATGGGCAGTCCACACGGTTTCAGAGAAAGCAGCACTTTCAATATCGGAAATGAGCATAGAAAGCGTCCTAGCGGGCTTCTGAACAATCATGCGAACTGTGTTCAGAAGATGGCCTGTTTCCATTTCAGAAACAGGTAGCACCCGCCCAGTGCCGGTAATCCACACACCTTCATAATCAAATCTGGTTTTCATATTTGCGCCTCCTTTTAGAACAGCGCCGGTAACATATTCTTCTGTCTACCGGCGCTGTGTAGCTTTCTTACATCGGCATCCCGGTAATGGGGTTGATGCTGACGGGGTGTGCCGCCTGCTGTACGGGGGTAGGGGCGGGAGTCGTGGGGTAGCCATAACCAGCGGGGGCACCATAGCCGGGAACAGCAGGAGCCGCTGCGCCATAGCCGGGAACAGCAGGAGCCGCCGCGCCATAGGTATCAGCGGCTTGTCCGATACCGGCAAAGTCGCTGGCCGCAGATGCACCACCGGACAGCGGCTCACCATCACGGGTCTTCAGAACATTGCCCAGGCCACAACCCACGCCAATCTTGCGGTTCTTATAGCCATAAAAGTTGATAGTCACGCGGGCGTACATGCCGCTGTAAATGTCATTGGGGGCCAGCGGGGCATTGATGTTACTGACATGGACTACATCGGGCTTGCGCTCACTGGTTGCACTCAGCACCCAGTGGCCCTTGCACTCAGGAGCGTAAGGTGTACCTGCATCGGGCTTTGTGCCGTCACCGTCATGCAGAATGGATTTGAAGTCGATAGCGGGCCTCACGCCACCCCACTTCTCATTGACGGCACTCACTGCGGCGGCCTCAATGGACTGAAGAATGTCCTGAACCGTTGCCGTGTCGCTCTTGGGGATTAAGAGCTGAACAGAATACTTGGGCGTATCGCCCTGATTCTGCGCTCTGGGGGTGATAAGGTTCACATAGGACAGGCGAACTTCGCCGGTCAAAACCCTAGTAGGGATATTCTGATACATAGCTTTTCTCCTTTAATTCTTGGTTTACTGGTTTTCTTTGGAAACGGGGTGGGTCTGAAGAAATGCATCGATGCCAGCATGCACGAGCTGCAAGTATTCCAGTACCTCCTTACGCTCAGGATAGAGTGCTTCACATCGTTCAGGATTCTCGTCAGGCCCGGCAAAGGGCAGGATCAAATTCGTAAGCTTATCGGTAAGCCGTTTGACTTCCAGCATGATACGGATTCCAATCTTGCGGCTTTCTGGCGCATTAGGATTGGACAGGAGCATTACGCCAATCATATCAATGACAGCACTACTTACGTCTCGTTCTCTGCGGACTTCTTCTGCACTTCTACGGTTCAGGGGGGGGTAATTAAATTCGTTCATTCTAAAGCCTCCATTTAGAATTAAAGGTTTTTATGTTATCCGTTGGTCACACCTGCAAAATCAGCGATAGCCGTGTTGTATGGTTCACGCTTATCAGAAATCGGTGCCAGTGTAGGCTTGCCCAGCGGTTTCGTGATGTGATCCGCCATAGCTTCAGCGAATTTCTTTTTACCGAGCAGGGCTTCGATTTCGGTAAGGGTCTTGGGCTTTCGGGTGTAGAGCATTTCCTCCTCGTAGCCCATATCGACAACTGCCTTGAACGCTGCATCAGTGTCCTTGAAAGCCCGGTTGCTTTTTCCGGCAACCACTTTCCACCCAGGAATCGGCTTACCTGCAAGCAGGGATTCTGTAGCATATTCCTGAAGGTCTTTGTACCACTGCACAAGGCTTTCTGCCTTAACAAGCAGCTCACCAATTTCTGCATCAGTCAAAACAGGCGGTAAACCCAGGACAGCACGGGCTTCAACGGGCAGATTAACTTGCTCAGGCGGCAGCTTTCCAACAGGTACGCAATCCTTGAAATCAGCGAATGCGCCATTCTGGTCTGCTCTGGATCTGCACTGCGCCCGTCCACGACAGAACCGGCAGTGCTCACCGGGGCAAAATGTACCAGGGCCACTAAAGGCCTCCTGAGCAATGGGCTTGATGCTCTCACCCCACGCAAGCAGCTCTTCGACTGTAATCAGGTCTTCACTGGGGTAATCGCTCAAGCGTGGTTGGCAGATACCCATGCTGACCTTCTTGATGGCGCCGCCGTAGATGGGTGCATAGAGCTTTAAAACGCCCAAAGCGTACAGCCGCATTTGGGGGTTGCCTTTTGCGTCAACCACAACGCCCTTGCCATGCTTGTAGTCGGTAATGTGCAAGGTATCATCACCAATCATTGCGCAGTCACAGGTTCCGAATCCTTCCGGGATGTAATCGGACAGGTCAACTTTGACCTCGAAGGAAACATGCGGCATCCTGGTGTAGCTCATTGCCTTTTCAGTGAGGTATTCAACATAGGCCTCAGCCGTGCGAAGCATTTCCTCACTGAAAAGGGGCTGCGCTTGCAGCTTTTTCAGCTCAGAGTTGAATTTCCGGGTAGAGAGAGCAGCAAATCGCCTGCGCCCGAACAACTCACAAATGCTGTGCGCCAGAGTACCTTCCTCTGCGTATTCGCTTGTACCGCTGGGGAAGTTCTCTTCGTACCTGGGAGATGCCGTACATTTCAGCCATCGGTGAGCGCTGGACGCACTCAGGAGGGCATGTGCATTAGGGGTGGGCATCTTCTTCCCTCCTCTTAGAACTTCGCGCCAAGCGCTCTCAGTCCGTCTGCAAAGGGAGCCAGCTGTGCGGGCTGAAGCTGGGTAACTGCCTGAACTCCGTACTGGGCAAGCAGCGCAAGAAGCTGCGGCATTTTGCCCATATCAACCAGAGTTGCACCAGCCCTGCCAATGTCCTCGACTGTCAGCTGTGCGCCTGCATTATCAGGCGTGATGTTGGGGGTGGTAGGCGCGGGCGCCGGTGTAACTGTCTGGGCAGGCTCAGGAGCCTGAACGGGAACCGACGCGGGTGCAGTGGCAACGGGTGCCGGAGCGGACATTGCGGATGCCACAGGAACAGGCGCAGGAGCGGATACAGGCGCGACAGGATCCTGTGCGACCGGCGCATGACCTGCTGGATCCGTGACCACAAGGGTGGCAGGTGCTGCCTGAGCGGGTGCGGGGGACTTGCTCACCGCACTTGCCAAAGCACTGATTGCTTCGGGAAGTCCGGGGATTGCAACGGTTACTTTTACTTCAAACATAGTTTTAGCCTCCATTATTCGATTTTTGCCACTCTTCAAAGCGGCGGCGGTTTTCAGGGTCTTCGTAGAATTTCTGTGCTGCCTCCAGAATGGTCGCACACAGGAGATCCATTTCGATCTTTGGAATTTGGGATATATCGATGTGGATTGGGGTTGTATCAGGGGTCGCAACCACAACACGTTTTCTTGCGCTCATATGTGCGTCTCCAATCTGTACGGTTTATTGGACTTTTTCTGTGCTAAGGTTTAGGTGCGTCATGGGTCAGCAACTCGTCAACGGTGCATCCATACAGGTCTGCAATAGTCCGAAGCAAAGATGCGCGGGGCATAGTTTTGCCGGTCTCCCACTGGCATACCGAAGTAGCAGTAACCCCGATTTTCTCTGCTACCGCAGCCTGAGACAGGCCAGCTTTAAGTCGTGCAGATAAAAAACTCAATATTTTTCACTCTCCTTTACTAAGTTATACTTGACAACTTAGTAAGTTTCGCTTAATATAAGAAGCGCCACCAACTTAATATTTTGCAAAACACTCACTAAGCTTCACGGGGATTTTGCGCTCTTTTTAAGCGCATACTTAGTATATACTAAGTAATCCTTAATGTCAATACAATTTGCTTAGTTTTTACTAAGTTATGTGTTTTGCACAAAAAGGATGTATTATATATGGACACTTTAGCAATTATTAAGCGAATTGAACTCCGCCTAGCTGAAATGGGAATGTCGAAAGCTGATTTCTACAAGGAAAGTGGTATATCCTCTGCGTCTTACTCGCAGTGGAATACGGGGCTCTACAAACCCTCTGAAAAGAAGCTAAAAAATGCAGCAGAGTGTTTGGGAGTTCCGTTTGAATATCTGCGTGATGGCAAAATATCATCTGATGCTCCCGTTAGTGAAAACGCAGCAGCAGACATCCTGAATGAAGTTGATCTTGCCTTTTATGGGGACTATAAAGAGCTTGATGAAGATGACAAAGAAACCGTCCGGGACATGGTGCGTGTCATGCGGGAAAGGCGGTTAAGAAAACAGGAGAAATAACCGTGTTTGATCTATCCGATTTCTATGGCTACTGTAGAGAAAACGACATAGATATAATCCCGTATCGCAACGCCCCCAGCGAGGGCGCTACAATACGGGATGGAGAAGATTATGCCATATTCCTGGACTTTACAAAAATCAAGTCCATGCGTGTATTAAAAGGCGTGTGCTGCCACGAGATAGGCCATGCGGCTACGGGAGCCTTGCATAAAGTGTGCAGCCCATATGACCTTGTAGAACGCAGCGAATATCGGGCGAATCGATGGGTAGCACAAAACTACCTAACTGCCGAACATTTCATGGAGGCATTCTCAGCAGGATATACAGAGCTGTGGCAATTGGCAGAATTCTTTGATTTGCCTGAAGACATAGTAAGAAATGCCTACACATACTGGACAGAGCGCCAGGCTAAATAAATCAAACAGTCCAATAAAAACTCCCTCAGCTAAGCCGAGGGAAAAGGATGGAGGGGTATGTGTGAACTCCGATGACCAGAGGTCTGAACGAACAAATGCTGTTATATATGCCCGCTATTCCAGCCATTCGCAGGGGGAACAGTCCATCGAAGGGCAGCTTGAAAAAGCGTATTCCTATGCGTCCTCAAAGGGATATCGGGTGGTGCATGAATACATCGATCGTGCGCAATCTGGCCGGACAGATAAGCGGGATGAATTTCAGCAAATGCTAAAGGATACGGCTAAAAAGCAGTTCCAGGTTATCATCATCTGGAAGGTAGATCGCTTTGGCCGCAACCGTGAAGAGATTGCCCTTAATAAAATCAAGTGCAAGCGAAATGGCGTCCGGGTGGAATATGTGGCAGAAAACATCCCTGACAGCCCAGAGGGCGTTATCCTTGAGAGCGTTCTTGAGGGTATCGCCGAATACTACAGTCTCCAATTATCGCAAAACGTGCGCAGAGGACAGGCCGTCAGCGTCCAGAAATGTCAATCGGTAGGCGGTGTCCGCCCCCTGGGCTACATTACGGATGAAAACAAGCGGTATGCTGTTGATCCGAAAACTGCTCCTACTGTCAAGCTGATATTTGAGTTATACTCCAAGGGGGACACCGTCACAGAAATCATTAGGCATCTCAACGACGAAGGATTGACAACTGCAAAAGGAAAACCGTTCACGAAGAACAGCCTTTATTCCGTTCTCAACAACGAGAAATATACCGGGGTTTATATCCACAACGGTACTCGTATTGATGGCGGGATGCCCCAAATCGTTGAACCAGAATTATTCCAAAGGGTACAGGAGCTTATGAAAGTGAACAGACGTGCACCATCCCATAAATGGAGCCGTGCAGATTATATTCTCACGGATAAACTGTTCTGCGGCAAGTGCGGATCACCGATGGTCGGTGAGTGCGGCACAGGCAAAAGCGGCATGACGTATAACTATTACATCTGCTCAAAGCGGAAACGCTTTCGGGCATGTGATAAGAAAGCTGTACGCCAAGACTGGATTGAGGGAATCGTTCTTCGGGAGATAAAGGCCATTCTTGAAAATGACGAACTGCTGAAGTACATAGCCGCAGGCACCTATCGTTATTACATGCAACAGAACGCTGCTGAGGAAGAATTGCAAATAATCCGTGGAAAGCTGGAAGAGGTTGACCTTGCAATCAGCAACATTGTAAAAGCCGTTGAGGCTGGCATGTTCAACCCGGCTTTGAAGAAACGCATGGACGAGTTGGAAGAACAGCGTGAGAATCTGCTTACCGCATCAGCGGATATTGAAATCACCCAGGTATTCAAGCTGACAGAAGATCATATTCTGTTTTTCCTCCGTCAGTTCAAAAATGTTGATTTTGAGAACATCGATTGCCAGAAACGGCTTATCGCAACTTTTGTTAATTCCATCTATCTCTATGACGATAAAATTGTCATTACATTCAACTACTCAGGCAATAATCGTACCGTATCCCTAGCGGAAGTAGACAATGCAACCGAGGGAGACATGTTCGGATGCTGTGCGCCATTGTCTGCCAACAAAAAAGAGATGCCTGTAATGGCATCTCTTTTTTGTTGGCAGCGATCAGATGTGGGATTCGAACCCATTTAAATGCAATGCTCCAGTGGAGCATTGCAGCTGCCAGTTCAAAAACTGGCAGCCTCCTTTCTGAAAATCGAATCCCTTATCCTCACCCATTCCAAAGGGATGCTCCCAGCGGCATCTCTTTTTTACTTGGCAAGGGAAGCTCTGAATCGATTGGCCAGGACTGACGCAGAAATTTTTTGACGAATCGAGGTATCCGGAGCAGCAGAATGCTTAACGGTTTTCAGATAGGCCCTAAGAAAAACGCTGCTGTAAATTCTGTAAAACCCCGGTACCGCCTCCATTTTTGCTGTGGATGCATGCTTTTCGGCCGCGACCTTTTCCAGCATGTATTTTTGAACATACCCATGGCCACCGTGCAGAAAGATACATTTTAGACCTAACTGCCGATTGCTGAAATGTCCGTTTCACGCCATTTGTTGTAGTCGGAGTAGAAATAAAACCAATTTGCTTCCTGAAGCGGCTGCACAGATATTTGATATTGAACGTAGGGCTCACTTGTGGAATCGATAGGATAGGATGCGCCGCAATCGGCTTCTATGCCATCCGTCCACATATAAAATGCAATTGTGTTCTCTCCTGCATTTTTTGATATTCCGTGGAACCCCTTTTCATTTATCAGGCGTTGGGCTCGCAAAAGGATTTCTTCATCTAGCGGTATCGCTGAAAAATCAGCCCATGCCTCTCCAGTATGCAGATCCTCCTCCGAAAGATAGATAGTTTCGTATTCCGAATGCACCAACCAATCAGTAATGCTCTGAATATCCTCCCAGTTTTCATGAAGGATTGTCTGAACATCACCTGTACTAAGAGGCGCTTGATGAAAGAAGTATCTACCGGTGAAAACAATCAGCAGAATCCAAACCAGAATCAGAATATAAAACTTTCGACGGCTTCTTTTCTTCATATTTCCTTCCAACCTTTCTTTCCGCTGAAGGTGCAATGACCTCGTGCTCTTAATTTATTCCATTCCAAGCATACCCCATACGAATGAACTCTTGATCTCTAAGCTCGTTCTCCAAAGCATCTCCCCCTAAAGGGAAGCTAGCCGCAACCCACGAACCTATAATCAATTCAGTCTCTGAAAAATCAAATGCCCGTCCTAGATAGCCATATGTAAAATTACCAATATCTTCTGGTGTCATTACATAGCCATTATAAATAACTTTCGTACCACTACCGGGATACGGTGTATCCACGGTAGCGCAGGGGGTTGACATTTGCTAAGGTGCCCGTAGCGGAAATGACTTTTCCGTAGACCAACTATGGAAAGTCAAGCAGTAAGTTGGTCAGAAAAGGCGGTCGAATGAGTCATGAGCGAATGGATGATACGAACAAGTTTTTTTGCAACGTGGGATCTTGCAACGGCGGCAGACTTGCCCTCAGAAAGCTTTTTTTCACGGTAGAGGGCGAATGTAAAGGTAAAAAAGTAAGTCCTGACTCCAATCATTAACGAAATCTTCACAAATGGGGGACGTACCTGAATAGCTTCAGATTTAGCAAGAATCCACAATCACTTTTCCCCATATTTCCTCAAGAGTGCTGCCGTCAATGCGAGCATTTTCAAACAAGTCACGGCAGGAATTGAACATTTGAGTGTTGCCTAAATCATCGCTTAAATGAGATAACCCATCACTTGTATGTGCAATCCAATAGCCTTTCCCATTATATGAAAAATGAATTTCATTTTCATATACAATTGCGCTATGTCTGACTGCTCCATATGTTTTCCAAGAAGGATCATCCAATTCAGGAATTTCCATATACTTTATGGCTTCAATTAGCAGGGTGCCATCACTCATATAAACTTGCTCGCACAGTTCTTCCAACGAATTTCGCCAATGAAGTAATGAATCTGTAGCCACCAAGCAATATTGAGAACAAAATAAGGATTGACCTCTCTTGAGTGAGTAGTACTCGGAATGATATTTGAACACTAAGAAAAAGTGCTTTTTTAAATAAGCCTTGATTTCTTGTACTGTCATATTCTTCACCGCCCTTACGTTATAATTTCTAAAATAATTCCAACCTTCCGCTTTCGTATGCCCTATCATTCCGGGCAAATATTCTCTGCATAATCATCCATCAGTTCAAAAAACCTATGGTAGCCTTCTGTCTCACTGCCCGCTTCCCGATGCCTCGACCTCATCAACCAAACCGTCAATTTTTTCTTTTGAATAGGAGCGGGTATCTTATTTTCATAGGGTGTGACGTTGTCAAATTCCAAGCGACGGCAGCCCAAAAGGAACACCGGCAGCAGCGTCAGAATCGCGCACAGGCAGAAAAATTTCTTCATTTCTTTTTTGAAAAATTCCAGTTTACCGTACCTTCCAAATAGCACCCCTTTACCGCTGATTCAGAAATCTTCGGATGACTGCGGGGCAAATGAACCTGCGCACCAATATGACCGCCGCATTCATCCCGATAACAAGAGCGACCTGCAGCCAGGCTGTCCAGGGGCTTATCATCATATACAGGGATAGACCAATCCACAGCAGGCAGAAAAAACCGCACAGCGCATAGTCCATATATCGCAGCGCAGGAAGCGTAAATTTACAGGCAATGCCCCGTTTCTCCATCTGAACGTATACCAAATAGTGGACGGCCAGATCCAGCAGTACGCATCCCAGGATGCCTGCATTCAGGCTGTAGCCCACATCGGACCAGATAAGAGGGACAGACATAAAGCTCTCCAGAAAAACCAGGCACAGTCCATGCGCAATGCACAGGACGATATTCAGCAGAATAATTGACCATTTCTTCATCGTAATCACTTCCTAAAAAAGCATATTATAGATTTGTAAAGCAGCTTTATAGTAGCGCATACCCGTCTGCATGAAGTTATCGATGTTCTCACTTATATACTTTTTAGCACGTTTCGGAGAAATATATTCCGCGGCGGAGGAAAACAATTCCCTATAGTCAATGTTGGCATCAGCCAAAATCCGCAAAGATACTTGCGAACGGTTGTTGGTGTACAAATTATACTTGCCTGAATATGCTTTCATATTGTCCACGGCTGAAGAAAAATCTCCAACGAAGTAAAACATTTCTTCATAATCACCAGCATAAGCATTGGATTCATTGATGTCGTCAAGTGAAATCGTCTCGCCATCGGAGGCGGTCAGAATATTGCCTGCGCCGTCGTAGGTATAGGTGTAGGTGGTATCCCCTGCCGCACTGAGCAGCTGTCCCTGGTTGTCGTAGGTGTAGGTTACGGTGCCCTTCCCGGGAGCGGAGAAGGTTGCGATATTACCCATGCTGTCATAGGTATACTCATACCGCAGCCAGCCGCTGGTCACGGATGCCACCTGCAGGGTGGTCTTGGTGCTGTCAATATCCCGGTAAACATACCGCCGCTCAACAGGACCGCCGTTGACAGCTGTCACCCGCCGCAGGCCGTCGTAGCCCATGGTCAGGGTAGTCAGTCTACTTTCGGTGTTTTAAAGTCGATCTCCTCTGTGACAATCTGGAACTCTTGCCCAGAATAGTAAGAGACGGATACAAAGCCCTCCTTTTCAGAAAAAGTTGCATCTAAAATAGGCTCCGCAACAGGCGCAAGTTCTTGGGAAAATTGGATTATTTCTTTGCTGTAGGAATCGTCAAAAATGCTCCTGATAACGATTCCTCTTGCAGTACCAAGTGCAACAAAACTATCCTTCTGATCCAAAATTGCAACAAAGTTTTCTGAAAAAATTTCTTTGTCCCGATCAAAGAAAAATCCCCACAGTGTGCCAACTCCCGTGCCTGCTTGAATGACATATTTTATATATCCCGAGGGTAGAACTTCAATATGTGGAATTCTGGATGATTCCTCCGACCGCAAAATAATATGATCGTTCCCATAAAAATTACACTGATATATCCCGTTTTGCTGCTTTTCAACAGAATAACCGTCAGTTCCATTTTCCATTTCTGACTGATTAGACGGCAATTCTGTAAAATTGCTCTTGTAATTGGCATTTCCTCCTTGCAGTATCCCATTGCCAAGCGACATTCTAAAAACAAGCAGACCTATTAAAAGGATAAACGTCACAATGATAATTGCTTTTTTCATTGGAACCCCCTAATCCTATATGCGCAAAATTTGTAATTCTTTTTGTACAAGCGTGCCCCAAAGGACACGCTTGTACCACTAAAACTTATTTGTACCTGAAAAAACGCCCTTCATATTCGGAATCAACACCATAAATATACTCTTCTTCTAGTAATGAGAAGTTCCAATTAGGCCGTTTGTTCCCCTGCATTGCTGCTGGTGTATAGTAGAGTTGACAGCCGTTCGTAATGTCATTTTCATACGCAGAAAGAACATCCCAAATTATTTCTTCATAAATTGAGTTGCTCCCATCACGCTGATTTAGATAGTCCATGCATGCCGAATAATTACTTCCTCCATCAGCTCTTCGGCATACCGTTTTGCCTCCACCTCAACCTCTTCCTTGACTACCTTCTTGTTGTTGGCATTGGCTTTGATATGGGTACCGTCTACAAAGACGGTATAGGTGTACAAATACCCGGCTTCAGCAATCTCGCTGAGAATCCAGTCGAAAATCTGGTTTACAGTCTCAGGGGTGAACCGATGCTTGAAATTATAACTGATTGTGGAGAAATGCGGTGTCTCTTCTTGCAGTCGGTAGCCCAGAAACCAGCGGTAATAGATGTTTGCCCGTACTTCTTCCGCTGTCCGGCGCAAAGAAGGCAGTCCATACAAATGCTGAATGAGTACCATTTTGAACAGCACAACCGGGTCGATGCTGGGTCGGCCATTATCCTCACAATACAACGGCTCCACCATATCGTAGAGCTTGTTCCAGTTGATTGCTGCATCAATTTTGCGCAGCAAATGTTCCGTAGGCACCAGGCTTTCGGTGTCTACAATTTCATAAACTCCTCGCTCCAT